ATGGCTGGCTATCGCATTAAATCAGACCCTCATCGTTATTTGAAAGATCGCGACGGCGTTTATCAGTACGTTCGCCGTGTTCCCAAGTCTGTGGCAGACAAGGATAGTCGCGCTCCTATCGTCCGCATAAGCCTAAAAACCACCGATCTCGCTCGGGCGATGACGAAGCGCAACGAGTACGAATCTGCTGACGATGCACTTTGGTCAATGCTAAATGCTGGGGCTGATGGCGATAAGGCTCGGGCACTTTATGACGCTGCCATTAAGCGCGCGGAAGCCATCGGTATATCATATGTGCCAGCCGATAGGCTGCTTGCGATGCCAGATGACGCTCTAGCGGCCCGACTAAACCTAATAACTGGCAATCCAGTAGAAGACGCGGCCGCAGTGGGCGCCGCGAGCATCCCGTCAGTGTCAGTGACGCAAGCCCTGAAAATCTACTTTGATGAAATCACTCCCGACGAATTGACGGGTAAGAGCGAAATTCAGAAAAAGCGGTGGCGCGCGCACAAGCAGCGGGCGATCGACCATTTTGTGAAGATCGTTTCAGATAAGGCTATTGCGGAGATTACGCGCGAGGACGCGCAGAAATTTTATAAGGTTTGGCTGCAAATGATAACGAAGCCAGCCAAAGGGAAGCAGCCGATATCGGCCAGCATGGGCAACCGCATGATGGGCGGGATGCGAGTTCTTTTTGCTGAGTATTTCAAGCACATGGGAGATAGGGATCGGCCAAACCCTTTCCGCGATCTGAGTTTTGCGGAGAAAGTTGAAAAGTCGCGGCCCCCGATCCCGACCACAATAATCCGGGAGAAGTTCCTAACCTATGGACCACTCGCCAGTCTAAATGATGAAGCTCGCGGAATCGTCCTCGCGATGATTGAAACAGGATGCAGGCCAAGCGAGCTTTGTAATATTACGGCCGAGCACATATTTCTTTCCGACAAGGTTCCGCATATCCTGATTGCGCCTCGAAAAGACGCTGCCGACCCGCGCGAGATTAAAACCGCTTCGTCTGTTCGCAAGCTGCCGTTGGTCGGCATAGCGCATGAGGTTTTTAAGAAACATCGGAATGGCTTCCCTCGTTACAAAAACAAGGAAGACACGCTATCGGCGACGCTGAATAAGTATTTCAAGGACAACGAGCTTTTTCCGAAGGGTGCCGGCTATACCGTCTATTCGCTTCGCCACTCATTCGAGGATCGCATGAAAGAGGCGGGCCTAGACGATGAATTGCGCCGAATGCTGATGGGCCATACAGTTGACCGCCCACGATACGGCACGGGCGGTTCTTTGGAATGGCGAAAAGAGCAAATGGAAAAGTTCACGCTGCCGTTCGACGCAGCCGTGATTTAATACGATCGCGAATATTATCGTTTGCAGCCAGACTGCGCTGCATTCGTTCCACGCGCTCATAAAGTGGCAGGAGATTCTGTTCTGTTTCCGGAAAGCAGGCAATGACACCGGCTATCGCGTCCAACCATCGTTCGGTGTCAGCAAAGGTGTATGACGCCATTATTTGCTGCTTTCTGCCGGGCCGGCACGGCTTGCCTTATCCGCGGCTTCCTGCGCCTCTCGAACCGCTGTCGAAACATCCTCGTCAGACGCGATACCGCCCTCGTAGCTGCCTTGCGCACGCTCTCCGATGTGAATGTGCGGAATCTGCTGGTAGGCGAGGAATATGGCTACGAGCGCCGCGATGACGATAAATACTCGCTTGTAGATTCGCGCTGACATCCTCACTCCCTTTCCCGCAGTGCGGCGCGGCTGGCTTTCCGTGCTATCACCTTTGCATTCTCTATACGCTTTCTGCGCCGCCTTCACGGCGTGTTCACCCACCACCATCACACCGCCCTCCGCTGCCGGCGGCGGTTGTCATTGGCTGGATTGCGACGCTGGCCTGGAGCGCCATAGCGGAACCGAACGCCGGTAATGCGCGCCAGTTCGAAAGCGGTGTCGCGTAGCGTCTCGGCTTCAGTGTGGTAGCCAAGAGCGCGCACGGCCTTTGAGATCGATAGGACTTGCGCAGCAGTCGTGCCTTGTAGCTGGAACTCAGCGGCAGTCAGGATGGGTGCCATAGCGGCGTGCGTGATGGATCTGGACATAGGGTCTCCTCGTGTTTTGGTGGGTGCAAAAAGCCGTGGCGCAAAAACGCGCAAGGGCTGTCATTCTTGGAGATTCGGGGGCTTAAGCGCCCCGTCGCTATCTTTCGTGCCTCATGAGGATAACCCCAATCCAACGCCGCATACGGCCACAACAAATCCAATGACGACGGTCATCTCGACCGCTTCGCGGGCGGCATAACGCAGCCACGGCTGTGGGCGGGCGTGCTTCTTGGCGCGATAGTCAGGGCGGCGCATAGGCTCGACATTGCCGGCCTTCGGTGCGTCGGTTTCCGTTTCGAACTCATCGTCGGCGAGCATTTCCAGGAGCGCGCGGTTCATGCTGCTGCCCTCCGGTTTGTTGCGGCCCGCTCCGCCGCCGGTACGTTGTCGTTCGCGGCTACTGGCTCGAGGCGATAAAACCCGTGATTGCCCGCGCCCCGATGGTTCATCGGGATCGTCCAGCCAAACGAGGGCAGGAGCTTGCGAAGATGGCTGATTTGCACTCGCACTGTATTGTGCGCGTTGTCCGGTCCGCCGTTCGGATCGAAAGCATAGACGTTGTCGACGAGGTCGTTGATGTAAATGCGGCGCGGATAAATCGCTGCCAGCGCGTCGACGATGTTTTTCTGTCCGCGTGGGAGAGGCGCGGCTTCGAGCTCGGTGGTGGGGTTCCGCTCCATTTTAAGCAGCCTCCGCCAGCACTACCGGCGTGCAGCAAGCTACGGCGCCACTCGTCTGGAAAACTTCGAACGTCTCGCCGGGACACAGGGCAGCGAGGCGCGTCGCCTCGGCCAAGGCTTGCTCAAACGAGCCGTGCTCGTATGGCATGGTGGTGAAGATTCCAACCCGGCCAGTCTTCTTGCCGCGGCGGAATACAAAGAATCCGCCGCCGATGATTTCATTCGGGCGAGGCTTGGGGCTTCTTCTTCTCTTGGTGGGTTCCATAATTGCAGTCTCCTCGTGTTTTGGTCGGTGGTCAGCAGATCAAGCTGGTGAGGCTGTCTTCGTGCTGTGGTGTCATCGTTATATGCGAAATAGTCAACAAATGTCAACGCCTGATGATGACAAAAACACATCATGAGAGATGATATGGTTCATTAACTGTAAATTGTTCTTGAAATGTTCCGCAACAGGTGGAATCCTTAGTCTCGTACCAAGGAGAGGCGGATGGCTGCGTTATTTGTCGTTCAATCCTTCACCGAGTGCCGGTGGGGAATCATTCCTGACAATCCGATCGAAGTTGAAAACGAAGATCAGGCTGTGAGGTTGGCGGAGAGACTCGCGCCAATAAAGCCCGCAGTCATTGCTGTCTATCGCTGGAATAATCAGGCTGAAGTGATTGCAATGTTCGGACGCGTGCCAGAGACCGTCCTGGAGGCCGCAAACGGCTAGTCAGCGCGTGTTGTATTTCCCTACAACACGATGGCATACGGGCCAATCAGCGCGGAACTCTTTGAATTCCTTATGTGGATTATACTGCTCAAGCATCCATTCGCGATCGTTGTAGCCAACGAGTCGCTTAATAATCGCTTCGTTCTCGTCCATTTCGCTAGTGTGATAAAGGATCACATCTTCGTCACGCATCGGCGGCAGATTGGGGTTCACGAGCGCCGTTTCGCCGGGGCGATAGGCCGGAACCATCGATTCTCCCGAGAGAAGCAGGCCGTAGCCACCCTTAACGCCCTGTAGGACAGCGGGCATCTTCATATAGCTGATTGGATCGAACGTAATAATTACGTGCCCGTCGCCGCCCTTGGCCGCAGCATATACGGGGAGGTCGCGCTGATCGCTTACCAGCTCATTGCCGGGGATTAGTTTCGGCGTGAATATATCGGCAGGGCGTTCAAGTTCTACCCGCTCTTCTTGGCTAATCATGTCGCCTTTTTCAAAGGCAAGCCAATCCTCGCGCACATTCAAGGCTTTTGCCAGGCGAGCGACGAAGTCGACGCTGGCTCCACGCTTACCGCTTTCGAGCAAGCTTATTGCAGACTTGTCGCGACCAACAAGGTCGGCAAGCTGGGCTTGGCTCATGTCACGCGCGACGCGCGCATTCTTAAGGCGAAAGGCGAAATCCTTATCCATGATGGGCTTTTCGCATATTGTTGTGAAAATGTAACGTGCGAATATGTCATCGTGTGTCGACATAGATGCGAATCTGTCATATCTATACGTCATCAACCGACGCAGAAGACGCCGGACAGTTCGAAGGAGGGCCTACCTCATGATGCCAGAGCACATCCTCCCAAGGATATCGGCACTCAATAGATAGCAGCCGCGCTCAGGCGCAATTGAAATAGAGGAGAGAGCGAATGACGAAAGTTGCCGACAGAAGCGAACCGGCTCTCGTTGAAGTGCCGCCATAGAAATCATCAGGGACGCTGGCCGCTGTAACGCGGCTGGCGCTTTCGGCGTGCTTTAAAAGCAGGCTGTTATGGGTCGGCACCACCCGTTACCCCAGCCTGCCCGTACGTCGCGGTTAACACGAGGAGGGCCGAAGCCGCTTCTACGCCGCGATTTCCTTCGCAGGTACCACCCCGCGCGACCAGACAGATGCCGTTAGATGCGGCGCTTGTCAACCATCACCAACCATACGAGGAGACATGCAGCATTCAACAAGACACGAACTGCAGGCGACTGCAGCCGCGCACCGTAAACAAGGCGCGTCATTTGGGAAGATCGCGGAATTGATGGGCATCACCAGAGGCCACGCCTGGTCGCTGCTTTCGGAAAGATCGCCCACGCTACCGGCGCCAGAGCCAACAGAGAAGACCGTTGTCCGGCGCACAACTTTTAACGGCGGTTATTCGGGAGGATGCATGGACATTTATGTCTCGCTGCCCCGCATAACCATCCTGGACGGTCCATTTACAGGCACAGTCCACTAGCCTTTTGAGGCAGGCCGACCGCGAGGATGACGGGGCCGACGACTAACCTCCCGACGAGGAGGCCATCTTGAAAACGAAATATACACGAACGGGCGAGCGGGACATGACAAACCGCAAGCCTTACCGGACGGCTGCGCAAAAAGCAGAGGCGCGTGCTTCGGCACGTCTTATTGACGGCCGTTACGTTTCCAGCGCGCCGGTCACTTACCACCGCGCACCGAAAAGAGGTGCCGCATGACCTGCGATTGCGGTGAATGCTGGGATTTGCCCGGCGAGGTCGTCGTCCACAAGCTGTGGAAATGGAAGGGCATCATTATCGAGGAGCGCGACAGCTTTCGCTGGCTGACTGTGCGTTTCATGATTCCCGGCACGGGCCTTGTGCAACTTGAAGTCTCGCGCTTCGAAGTCGATCCCGATTTTGAAGAGGACGGCGACGGTGTCGAGGCTGACAGGCCCGAAGATGACAACGTCATTCCGGTCGATTTCACCAAGAGGGTGAAGCTAACGAAAAACACCAAGACGAGGGGAGTGGCGTGATGGCTAAGTTTAAAGTGGGAGATCGGGTCCAAGTTGTTGACGACAGGGGCGGCAGAAAGCTTGGAGAAACCGGCGAGATTATCGGCATAGATATCACGCTTTCAACCGCATTCTATTACATCAAATGGGATGCAGGGGTTCACGAGCAGGGGCTTTACGAGAATCGACTCGAGGCACTGCCCGTTGCTGAAGCAACCGGCAAGCCTGCCTTTAAGGTCGGTGATCGGGTGCGGGTGCTTTCGGATTATCTCCCATGGGCCCACGGGGGTGAGATCGGCACCGTCCAGAAAGTGGATAAGCGTGATCGCGATTGCTTTGTGAAGTTTGAAACAGAGCGTATGGGTGATCATACCTGGTATGTGCGTTGGGATAACCTTGAGCTTGCGCCTTCCTTCACCATCGAAACCGGCAAGTTCTACCGTACCCGCGATGGGCGCAAGGTTGGGCCGATGTCCGACGAAGGGGATCGTGCATACGACACCGATGAGAAGTGCTTAGCAGCCTATATCAATGGCGATCACAGACTATTCCGCGCCGACGGCGGCCGCCATTTGTTCGGTAAAGCTCATTTGGACCTCATCGCCGAATGGATCGACGAGCCGAACAGTAATGACAATGCGCCTGCGACCACACCCGCAATCGTTGCTCTGATCGAAAACGGCCAGCCCAAGCCATCAGATCATCCGAAGGTTCATAAAAGCGAACAGGCCGCCACTGACGAGGCTGAACGGCTAGCCGTCAAATATCCGGGCCAGAAGTTCGGTGTGTTCGTTCTCGCTGACTCCCGCATTGCCGATGTCGTTATTCGGAGGGCCGCATGACCTCCACCACGTATAGCCACACGCGCAACTATGCGCCCAAAGACTACGCGGACGGCGACACCTTATATGAGCCGGAAACCACGCTCGGACTTGGTGACCGCTTTCTATGGGGCTTGGCAGTTGTAGCTGCGCTCGCTCTGACCGTCGGCTTTTACGCATGGGTGTTGGCATGATTTCCTTCGCCACAAAAGCCACGGCTGACATGCCGTTCATCGATCCCGGGCGCAAGCCCGGTGTCGGACGCATCGGGCAGTCCTTGGCGCTTGCAGCGTTCGCGCTGGCAATCGCCACGACAATTGCGGCCTTCCTGTTCTGGAACCTGCTGCTGCCGTTCTACGGGCTGCTCTATTTGTGGGGTGCGCACTAATGCCCAGCAGACCTCCACGCGACAACTGCGCAGCTGCCCTCACAAGCCCGCCGGCATGGCTCGTAGGCTGGCTCATACTTGCGGCCGTCATCGCCGCAATCACCGTTACCCGCCACACCTACTGAACACGAGGAGACCACATGTCTGTTTTCGACAGATTGAAGTCCAGTAAGCGCAAGACGCCACCGTCGATTGCCATTTACGGCACGCCAGGTGTCGGGAAAACCAGTCTTGCTGCTGAGTTTCCAAAACCGATGTATCTTTATGTTGAAGGCGAGGAGCCGCCAGACGGCATCGACCTACCAAGTGCTGAAATCACTTCGTTCAGCGACCTTCTGGACACATTCGATGAAATTCTGACCGAAGAACACGAATTTCAGACCGTCATTCTGGATTCGGTCGACAAGATCGAGCCGATGGTTTGGGCTGCGACCTGCGCGCGAAACGGATGGGATTCCATCGATAGCAACGACAAGGGCTCCCCTACAGCTTTTGGCAAGGGTTACCTTGCCGCCGACGTCGAGTGGAAAGAATACCATGAGGCTATCGCTGCGCTGAACCGGGCAGGACTGTTTGTAATTCAGATACTGCACAGCGAAGCTAAGTCGTTCAACGATCCACTCGTGGATTCGTATGATCGATATCGCCCGAAATTGCAGAAGAGGGCTCTCGATCTCGTCATCGAAAACTGTAAGGCGCTCCTATTCCTCAACCGCCGCACGTCCGTAAAGCAAGTGAAGGAAGGCTTCGGCGGCGAAAAGAAGAATAAGCCAGAGGGAATGTCTGGCGCAGAGCGCGTCATCCATACAGATGAGCGGGCCGGGTTCTTGGCGAAGAACCGGTTGAAAGGTGCGCCGGCCACCATTCCTTATCGGCAGGGGCATGGCTTCGAGGAGCTTTCAAAACACCTCGACGTTGCCAACGACAATGACCAGAGGGACGCCGCCTAATGGAAAAAGCTCTCGCTGGCCTCGTCGCAATCGCGGCCATCCTCTTCTTCGCACCGCTCATCGGCGTTCTCGGTGGCGCGTTCGTCGGCTGGGTCGTGGGCCTGTTTTTCGGAGAAACAATCCACACCTTCCTTGCCGCCGTTGGCATCAACGCGGCGGGCCTTGCGATGTGGCAGATCGGCGCTTCGCTTGGTTTCATCGGTGGGTTCTTCCGCCCGGCTATTCATCGGGCGAAGGCTTAAGTCTCGCCGCCACCACACCACCAACAACACGAGGAAATGACAAATGGCAAAACTAGCCAGCAGATTTGATGCGACTGCTCACGATACGGAGCAGCGGGACTACGAAGAGCTGCCGAACGGCGACTATGAACTGGAAATCGAGGCGTCGGAGGTCAAGGAAGGCGCGAACGGAACCGGCCTCAAGACAACGATGACGGTTCTTCGCCCCGAGGAATACAAGGGCCGCAAGGTCTTCAATTTCTACAATCTGGAACACAAGAACGCGCAGGCGCAAGAGATCGGCCAGCGTCAGTTCGCGAGCCTTTGCCGAGCGATCGGCGTCTCGGAAGTCGAGGATTCCGAAGAACTGCACTTCAAGGCGTTTACGGCAAAGATTGGTCTCGGAAAGCCTTCCAAGGACGGCCAATACCCGGCTCGCGCCGAGATCAAGAAGTACTACTTCCCCGATGAGGGCAACGTCCCCCAGCCTTCAATCGACGCCAACCAACCTGTAGCGCGGTCCAGCCCTGCCAATGACAACCGACCGGCAGCAGCTAACAGCAACAAGCCGGTGCCAGCGGCTGCTGCGGCAGGCAAGAAGCGACCTTGGGGCTAAGCTAAACAACAGGCGCGGTTGCCAGCCGCGCCTTCTACCACCGAACACGAGGAGACTTTGATGAGAGTCAGCATTGACCGCTCACAGCTCGCGCACGCCTTGGCTACCGTCAACCGTGCCATCGAAAGCCGCAATTCAATTCCTATTCTCGCCAACGTGCTCTTGGCGGTTGAGGACGGCCAACTGCGCCTGACCGGGACCGATCTGGACGTCGAGATAACGACCAGCCTGCCGGTGCTCGACTGCCAGCCCGGTAGCGTGACAGTTCCCGGTAAGATGCTTGCGGACATTGCAAAGCGCGCGACGGGAGACATCACCCTTGAACTGGATGCAGCTAGCGGTGGAGGCCGCCTTACCGTCGCGTCGGGTCGCAGCCGGTATAAACTCGACGTCTTGCCCGCTGAAGACTTTCCGTCCTTCAGCGCAGGGAAGTTCGACACGACGCTTGAGTTGGATCTGGCCGCGCTTGTGGCGCCGTGTGTGCACTGTATCTCGACCGAGGAAACCCGTTATTACCTCAATGGCGTTTATCTGCATGTTGTCGACGGTCGTTTGGTTGCGGTCGCAACCGACGGGCACCGGCTGATGCGCAACACAGGGCCGGAAGGCACCATAGAATACGGCGTGATCCTGCCGCGCAAGCTGGTCGGGTTGCTGCCGAAGGGCGCTGTTACGGTTGAACTCTCCCAAAACAAGGTGCGCGTCACGTCTGGCTCAACGGTTATTACATCAAAGCTGATCGACGGCACTTTCCCTGATTATGTGCGCGTCATTCCATCCGGTAATAGCAATGTGCTTACCGTCGACCGGCAGGCGCTTATGAAGGCGGTCGAACGTGTCGCCGCTGTAGCGGACGACAAATCGCGCGCCGTGAAATTCGCCGTCGGCGATGTGCTGCGGCTGATACTGGCTGACAAGGCCAGCGACGAAGTTTCGATTGAGTTTGAAGGCGAGCCTTTGGAAATCGGCTTTAACGCCCGCTACGTCAACGACATGCTTGGCGCGTTGGATGAACCAAATGTGCGTTTTGCTCTCGGCGATGCAGGTTCTCCGGCTGTCATCAAAGGTGAGGGCGAGTGGACTGCGGTCTTGATGCCGATGAGGGTGTATGTGATGGCAGCGACAATCCCCGAAACCGCAATCTTCAACGCCATTGAATATGCGCTGCGCCATGAAGGCGTGACCGAAATCGCGTTTTCAGAAGATGGCGAACACGAAGTCGAAATCCACGAGGCGTCCAGCCTGAAGCCGTTCGTCAAATGCCTGTTGCGCGAGTTGGAGGTGATTACGTGAAAATCAGCATTGAGTGGCTTGGCGACACCCACGATTGCGAAACCTGCGGCCCGTCATGGGCTGAAGGCGCGCGCGTCTATATCGACGGACTGCTTGTGCTGGATTTGCAGCCAAGCGCCCATTGTTACGATGGTGTGTCTCAGGAAGCGGCGCAACAGTGGGTGGAGCATTTGCAGGAAGGGAGCGCAACATAATGGCTCCCCTCCCAAAAGCTGAATCCAGCACCGTCCGCGCCATCTACGCAGCTTACGAGGCCCAGGCTAAGTCCTGGGACTCGTGGGGCATCAGTGTGGGCGAGGCGGGCACGGAATGTGATAGAGCCCTTTGGTACGGCTTCCGCTGGGTCTCAGCACACGAAGTTCATTCGGGCCGCCAGCTCCGCCTGTTCGCCACCGGCAATATCGAGGAAGATCGCTTGGTCGCTGACCTCGAACGCATTGGCGTCGACGTTTACGGGCAGCAAGACAAAATCAGGCTGGTTTCGGGCTTTGTGCGCGGCAAATGCGACGGCAAGGCAATGGGCGTTCCCGAAGCGCCAAAGACTGAACACCTGCTCGAATTCAAGTCGAGTAACGAGAAGGGCATTAAGGAACTGCAAAAACACGGCTGCCAAAAGGCCAAGCCCTTGCACTACGCCCAGTGCCAGCTCGGGATGCAGGCTTTCGGCCTGACGCGCTGCCTGTATCTGGCGTCGTGCAAGAACACCGACACGCTTTATGCCGAGCGCATCGAATACGACGTCGAATTCTGCCTTCGGCTGCTGGCACGCTGCGAACGCATCGTGTTTTCGGACGAACCGCCCAGCCGTATCAGCGAAGATCCCGAGTTCTTCGGCTGCATGTTCTGCAAACACCGTGGCGTCTGCCACGAAGGCGTGCAGCCGCGCGTTAACTGCCGCACTTGCCTTCATGTTCAGCCCGAGCATGGCGGTGATTGCCACATGTCATGCGCTCGCTGGAACAAGCCATTGTCGATCGACGAGCAGCGAGACGGCTGCCCGGCTCACCTCTATCTGCCGGGGTTGATAAATGGCGAGCAGATCGATGCCGACGAGGTCGCGGAGACGGTCACATACCGGCTGGCGACGGGTGAGATTTGGGTGGATGGGGTGAGAAGTGACTCAGTCTAGCCCATGGTCAGGTGGAATTATTCTTACGCCAGGATACGCGAAATGCCTATCAGGCTTTCCCTCGTACGAGTACTCGCACTTGAAATACAAGGAGAAAGGAAATTTTTTCTTCTCGTAGTCGATCCATCTGCACTTGAACGGAATTGTGAACAGATGTGGTTCGCTGTTAGCCCCGCAACCACGAATCCTGTGCGGGATGTCAAAAGTGTACGCGGATTGTTTATTTCTAAGCTGCGAAATGATGTCTCGAATTAGTGAGACGGTACTTTCGTGGGCCTGCATAACCTCAACCCCATCTGGAAATTCAATGGACAGAGAGTGCAGCAACAGCGCCTGACGATTGTGATTCACAATCTCAAAAGTCGCGTCTGACAACGAAGATATTTCTTTGGCTGGCTCCTGATAGAGCCCGAAAGACGCAGGAACATCGCCGAAAACCGCATCAGCCTGTCTTTTTGACTGCAAGGCGGACCAACCCGAAAACGCCACAGATGAAACTGCTGCAATTGCAGACGTGATGGCGACCCAAGTTTCAAAGGACCATGGTTCAGAAGACATGCTAACCTTACGCGATTATCAACGCGCCGCCGTTGACGGCCTTTACGACTACTGGCGCGAACAACCCGGCTCACCTCTTATCGTGCTTCCGACGGGCGGCGGCAAGAGCCTAGTGCTGGGCACGATCTGCAAGGAATTGATCGAAGGCTGGCCCGACATGCGCGTGCTTGTCGTGACGCATGTTCGCGAGCTGATCCTGTCGAATTACCAGGAGCTCCTGAACATTTGGCCTTTCGCGCCTGCTGGCATCTTTTCGGCAGGGGTAGGACGGAGGGATGCGAAGGCGCAGATCGTTTTCGGCGGCGTGCAGACCATCGCAAACAAGGTGGAGCAGATCGGGCATATCGACGTCGTTCTGGTCGATGAAGCCCACCTGATGCCCAGAAATTCGGAAACGCAATACGGCAAATTGATTGAAGGCCTGCGCGCCATCAACCCAGACCTGAAGCTGGTCGGCCTCACGGCCACGCCTTATCGCTTGGGCGAGGGGCTTTTGACGGAAGGTGACGGCGCGCTTTTCGACGACATCTGCTTTGAAAAGCCGATTGGCGAGATGATCGAGGAAGGCTATCTCTGCCGTCCTATTTCAAAGGGCATGGCGACTGCCTTCGACCTGTCCGGCGTTGGCAAGCAGGGCGGGGACTACAAGCAGAACGCTCTGCAGGCGGCTATCGATAAAGACGATATCACGGCTTCCGTGGTCGATGAGATCGTCACGTATGGCACTGCGTCTGGTGCGGAGCGCAAGGCTTGGCTGTGCTTTTGCAGTGGCGTCGAACATGCCCGGCATATGCGAGACGAAATTCGTAGTCGGGGCTTTAGTTGTGAGACTGTGACTGGCGACACCCCGACCGGTGAGCGGGATCGCATTCTGGCTGATTTTAAGGCTGGCAAGATCCGCGCCTTGACGAATAACTCGGTACTTACAACCGGCACGAACCTGCCGATCATCGATCTGGTCGCGTTCTGTCGCCCAACCTTATCAGCGGGCCTTTATGTCCAGATGGCGGGGCGTGGCTTACGGCTTTATCCGGGCAAGGAGAACTGCCTGTTTCTGGATTTCGCGGGCGTCGTTCGTAAACACGGTCCGATTGATGCGGTCACGCCTCCGGGGATGAAGAAGGGCGATGGGGAGGCACCGGTGAAGCAATGCCCGCAAGAGCCTGACGATCGTGGTCTAGTCGGCTGCGGCTCGCTTATTCACGCCTCGCTGCATACCTGTCCCGACTGCGGATATGAATTCCCGGCCGATGAAACGCCAAAGATATCTGCGCAGGCCGAAGACGTGCCGATGTTGTCGAAGGACAACGCCAGCACACGTCAGGTGGAACGCCGCACATTTGCATACCACGAAGGCAAGGGCGGCAAGCAGGACAGCGTGAAGGTGTCTTATTGGGTGGGTATGTCGCCAATCAACGAATGGCTCGGCCCAGCCCATACCGGCTTCTTTAAGTCGAAGTCTGACAGGTGGTGGCGAAAGCACGGTGGGCAGGCACCGTTCCCGAAAACTGTGCTGGAATTCATGGAACGCCAGAACGAACTGCTGCCGACCGCGGAAATCGTTGTGAAGCCGAACGGCAAATACTGGGAAGTGGTCGATGCCATTGCGGGAGCTGCAAATGACAACGTGCCAGAGGCGAGCAACGACAATGTGCCGACGCCCACCTACGCGCGTGTGTCTGCCGGGCTGGCTGACGTATTGGATGACGATATTCCGTTCTAGGGAGTTCCGCATCGCATGTTGGGGCGGGGGCTCTGGTTCATGCGATGCGGATGCATTCCAGAGAAGGTTTGCGGCACCAGAATATGGGCATATTAGCGAATGGTGAAATAACAGAATGTAACGGTTGCCAACAATAGGCACCGCAACTGCATGAAATAGAAAAGCCCGCTTCGCGATTGGGAGGAGGAGCGAAGCGGGCCGATCTGAAAAGCGCGGTTGGGAGGAGGAGTACCGCGCTTAGGGTCCGGTTTCTGGGAGGAGGAGTAAAACCGGACGAGGCGTAAATAGGCGGCCCACTCACGCGTTGCAAGGGGCGAATTCGCATAGCAGATATGCAGGAAAAAATAAAAACCGCCCGGCAGCGGACGGTGCGCGCCTGGGCGGTCTAACTCCCTCCCAAGAGTGGCGGGAATATACATAAACAACCGTCGCATGCAACAGTTAAATCCAAGTATTAATTACACTAAAACAGTAGGATTAAATTTATCAAAATAAACCAATCCATTAACGGGATGCGCTGTGAGGCATGTTAACTTACCTACCGCTGCTTTGGCGACCTACCAGAGCCAACCACTCAAACACGAGGAGCAACAATGCAGAACAAAGCCGACAACACGAAAGCACAGAACTATCTGGCCTATGATGTCACCGTTCTGGAACGGGAATTCGCCGACTTGGTTGCGGCATACCCAGAATTGGCCGAAGATGAGGAACTGCGCGCCGACACAATCGAAGGCGAGACGGACGCATACCGCGTGCTCGGTAAGATCGTGGCCATCGAGCGCGATGCAAACAGCATGGTACTGGCCATCGGCGAACGCGCCAAGGAATTGGCCGCGCGCAAAGATCGATACGCCAGACGCAAGGACGCCATGCGGGCCTTGTTGCTGCGTCTGTTGAAGGCTGCTGACTTGAACAAGGTGAGCTTACCGGAAGCAACTGTGTCGGTCAGCAAAGGGCGCGCCGGCGTTGAGATAGTGGACGAATCCGCTGTGCCTGCGCGTTTTTTGAAGGTTGTGAAATCGCCTGACAAGACGCTTATCAAAGAGGCGCTGGACGCTGGGAAGACCGTCAAGGGAGCCGTACTGCGCGAAGGCCAGCCTACGCTTATAGTGAGGGCGGCGTGAACTTGAATTTCACCGACGTATTCCGAATATAGCGGATTGCATCTGATTCTAGGCGAGATACATGAAGAAAGTTCAAGTTTATTATTTTGCTAAAGGGCACTTAGGCCAACACGAAGACTGGTGGTACCTCATCGAACATGACGATGGGACATATGAGATCGAACATGAATGGGACCACGTTTCTACTAATGGTCCTAATAGATCTGCAGGGGCGACAAAATTCAGTCTGGAAGAGGGGTTGCAACGAGCTCCGCATCGGGCGGTAACCAAAATAAACGAGCTGATTGCTCGATCTGAATAACCAAAATCTTCACCACCCCGCCAGGCCACCAACTGGCGGGTTACCACCACGAAACACGAGGAGATGAAAATGAATGAACCGCTACCAAGCGGGCCTTTCGGCTGCGTCCTTGCAGACCCGCCATGGGCGTTTAGAACCTACAGCAAAACGAATGTCGCGCCGGCCAGAGGTAGCCAGCCTTATAGCGTGATGTCGCTTGACGATATCAAGGCGCTACCTGTCGAACACGTATGCGCCCGCGACTGCTTGCTGTTCATGTGGACCGTTTCACACCTGCAGCGTGAAGCATTCGATGTGGCTGCATCGTGGGGCTTCCGTCCTGTCAGCGTCGCTTTTGTCTGGGACAAGGGCCGGATGGGCATGGGCTATTGGACGCGACAGGAAGTCGAAATCTGCCATCTGTTCAAACGAGGCAAGCCGCGCCGTCTTAATAAAGGCGTGCGTTCGTTGATCAAAGCGCCGCGCCGTGAGCATAGTCGCAAGCCTGACGAACAGTACGACCGCATTGAGCGGCTTGTTGACGGTCCGTACCTTGAGCTGTTCGCACGCCAAGCGTGGGCGGGATGGTCATCGTGGGGCAATGAGGCGGGCAAGTATGTGGCCGCAAACGACAATCAGGATTTGCTGGGGAGGGTGGCTTAATGGCTAAGCTCACAAGGGCGCAAGCGCAGGCGCACTCTCAAGCAGTCGCCATCCTACAGCAAGAACGGCTGTCGGAAGACGATAAGGAATTTGTCTACAGGAACTGGAACGAAGGCGCGAACCACGTGAATGGCGCCGCGGGCGCTTTCTTCACACCATTCGACATGGCGTTTGACTTTGCAATAGATGCCGGTGGCGGTCGTATCATCGACCTCTGCGCCGGGATTGGAATGCTGTCTTACGCCATCTGGCAACGCAGCCGATTCAATGACAGCAGGCCGCAGATCACCTGCGTTGAGCGTAATGCCGATTATCTAGAGGCCGGGAAAAAGCTACTGCCAGAGGCAGAATGGATTCATGCTGACGTGTTTGACGTTCTGGATATGGGACTGGGGCACTTCGACAGTGCGATTAGCAACCCTCCATTCGGAAATATCAAGCGGAGCAAGAATTCCCCGAGGTACAGCGGAAAGGACTTCGAATTCCACGTCATTGATATTGCGTCCCATCTGGCAGACTACGGCACGTTCATCGTTCCCCAAATGTCGGCAGGCTTCAACTATTCCGGACGGCAGAGCTATGAGCGACAAACCAGTGGCAAGGCCGTTAAGTTTCAGGAGCAGACTGGCCTGCATTTCGATACAGGTTGCGGTGTCGATACCGCCTATTTCATCGATCAATGGAAAGGCGTCTCTCCAATGTGCGAGATCGTTTGCGTTGACTTTACAGAAACGCGCCCTGTTGCCGCGAAAGCGCAACCGGCGAATGACAACCAGCCTCCCTTACAGGCCAGCCTTTTCGGAGAAGCCGCATGAGCCATCCCGAACAATGCTGGGTTTGCCAGAGACACGCCGTCGGCCTCGGCGTGCAAGCAGACCGCGAGCCTATCCGCTGGCTGTGCAAGGAATGCGCCGACATTGCCGAGCATATCCGACTTCGCCGGCGGTTGGACCCTTACGAGCTAAGAGCGCTTGATACCGGCGTCGAGTCGGTTGGGGAATACTTGCAGGCCATACAGAAAACCGACCTTAAAGAAATGGACGAGCTAGAAGCGCGCATGCTGGTCAAAGCCGCATGGGAAGGCTGCGGGCGGGGGATGCGTGCGGCCCTTAGCGAAGCTCCATTCTGAGGCCGCCATGACAGCCTATTACAACGAGTTTGACCCGAAGGCGGCCGCTTGGTTGCGCGAGCTAATCAAGACTGGCCACATCGCACCGGGAGATGTTGATGAACGTTCAATTGTCGATATTCGACCTTCCGACCTTATCGGATACACACAATGCCACTTCTTCGCCGGGATCGGCGTCTGGTCCTACGCGCTCCGGCGAGCAGGATGGCCAGATGATCGCCCAGTATGGACGGGATCCTGCCCATGCCAGCCTTTCAGCGCAGCAGGCAAAGGAGCAGGGTTTACTGACGAGCGGCACCTATGGCCGCACTTCCACTGGCTTATTGAAAACTGCCGCCCTCCAGTCGTCTTTGGCGAGCAGGTTGCGAGCAAAGACGGACTTGGCTGGCTCGACCTTGTACAAACTGACATGGAAGGAACGGGCTACGCCTGCGGGGCGGTCGATACCTGCGCTGCGGGCTTCGGCGCGCCGCATATCAGACAGCGGCTCTATTGGGTTGGAAAAAGGTTGGAACACGCCGAGGGCGTCGGACGGCTCGAACGGTGGCCCGAGCCAAGCGGGCGGCGCCTTGCCGGCGGATGCGGCGTTGACGGGCTGGCCGACACCGATGGCCGGAACGCCTGCGCAGAACGGCAACAACATGGCGGGGAACAACGATTTCTCGCGGAAGACGGAAGCCCTTTGCGGGAAGGAAGTGAAGGGGCACGGTCTGAACTTGGCGAGTTGGCCAACGCCGAGTTGCAGCAACGACCGGGAAGCGCGCCCGGTGATTATGAAAAGGGAAGACGGCACGAAGAACCAGCAGAGATTGCAGGACTTCGCGGCGATCGCGGTCCCAGCCCGACTAACGGCCACTGGCGAGATGCTGACTGGTTGTTCTGCCGGGATGGAAAGTGGCGGCCAGTTGAACCCGGCACATTCCCGTTGGCTCATGGGGCTGCCGCCAGAGTGGGACGACTGCGCGGTTACGGCAATGCAATCGTCGCGCCCGCAGCGCAAGCGTTCATCGAAGCATACCTAGAGTCCGAGCTCGCGGCTGTGCATGCGCCAACCGCCGCCAACGACAATACGTCAAAAAAGATGGCCGTTTAGGCGGTCATCCCTACATCAGTCGGCCGTCTCGCAACTGTTGTTCGCGCTCATGTTCGACGCGATCGAGTATCGCAAAAGCTTGCTGGGCAACGTCTTCCGTCAACGCAATTTGTAGTCGGCCTTTGAATGTTATCGGCCGCCGCGTGGACTTCGCCACAATGGACCACGTGCCATCACCGCTCTGAAGCATATCGTAGTCTTTACACATCTCTTTCCCTCCCGAGGTAATCATGCAGCAATCTGTATTACCGGATACCGACCCCATGCTTGACATTGCGCTGTCCTACACGGCGCGTAACTGGCCTGTATTTCCATGCCGTGCCGCCGATGAGGAATTCGTCGACGAGGACGGCCTTATAGAAATCCTCGCGACTAAAACTCCGCTGACCTCAAACGGGTTCCGTGGCGCGACGATGAATGAGCGCATTGTGCGTGAACTCTGGCGGCGAAACCCCAATGCAATGATTGGCGTGCCGACAGGAGCGCCTATCGGGGCGTGGGTTCTGGATATCGACCCGAAGCACGGCGGGCCGGATACACTTGCGGCTTTGGAAGCTGAGCACGGTGCATTGCCGGCCACGCTCACCGCTGAAACTACGAGCGGCGGCCGTCATTACTTCTTCAGGCACAAGGCTGGCGTTCGCAATCGTGGTGCTCTGGGCGCTGGCATCGATGTTCGTGGCGACGGCGGCTATGTCATCGCGGCTGGCAGCGTACCGGCAGTCGGCCAGCCTTACCGTTGGCTGGTCGATATGGAGCCAGTCGATGCGCCGGACTGGTTGCTGGAGCTCGTCCTGCCACGGTCATACGACAGCACGACCATGTACCAGGCACCGTTGGTCTCGGGCACGATCAACGACCGGTATGTCGAGCGCGCGGTACAGTCCGAGCTCGACGACCTCGCCATGGAACCGATGGGCAACCGCAACAATCGTCTGAACGACGCTGCATTCCGCCTGGGAACGTTCGTCGGTGCTGGTGCCTTGTCGGAATCCGAAGCACGGGCCTTGCTACAGGATGTAGCGCGCGGCTGGGGCAGGGACTTCCCGCGTTGCTGCAAAACGATCGACAATGGGCTGAAGGCTGGCAAGATGCATCCGCGTCAGGCGCCGGAAGCCGTCAACGACAATACCAAGCTCGTGGACATCACGCGCATGCTCGATAATGCGCGGGCGAAGGTGGAGGGGGGAGAGGCCAACCCCGAAGAACTAGTGACAACAGTTCGCATCGATCCCGAGCAGTTGCCACCCACCGAAGACGAGCCCGCCGACCAGCCCATCCTCGCAGCCACACCCTTCCAGTGGAAAGACCCGTCGACGCTGCCCCGCCGCGAGTTTGCCTTTGGTCGGCATTTCATCCGTAAGTATGTCTCGGTGACAGTCGCACCGGGCGGCCTTGGCAAAACCGCAAACAGCATCGTGGAAGCGCTCGCTATGGCGTCTGGCAAGGCTCTAAACGGAGTGAAGCCACCGCGTCGACTTAAGGTCTGGCTCTTTAACGTCGAAGATCCGCGCGACGAGCTTGAGCGGCGCATCATGGCAGCGTGCATTCACTTCAATCTCAAGCCCGAGGATATTGACGGGCACCTGTTCCTCGACAGCGGTCGCGAGCAGGAGCTTGTCGTGGCAATCGATGACAGGAAAGGCGTCAAAATCCAGGAGCCAATCGTCGAGGCGGTGGCCGAAACCATTCTCGCTAATGGCATCGACGTGATGATCGTTGATCCGTTCGTTTCGACGCACCAGGTCAATGAGAACGACAACGGCGCTATCGACAAGGTCGCGAAGCTATGGGCGCAGATCGCGGATTATACGAACTGCTCCATCGACATCGTGCACCATCTGCGCAAGGTGAGCGACCGCGAGGCCACCGTCGAAGATGCGCGCGGTGCCGTGGCTCTGATCGGTGCCGCTCGTTCCGTTCGCGTCCTGAACCGCATGTCGGAAGCGCAAGCTAACGAGGCAGGCATTCCCGGCATGGATCGGTTCGGCTACTTCTCGATCACATACGGGAAATCGAACCTAACGCCGCTCTCGCATCGCTTGGATTGGCGTCATATCGAAAGCGTGGCGCTTGGTAACGGGCGAGGGCTGACACAGCCGCAGGACCATGCACCGGTCGTCACCGAATGGCATTGGCCATCCAGCGAGGAGGTGACCGAAGGGCTATCGGACGAGCAGAAAGACGCAATCCGCGGTGCTGTAAACGGCGGCATGTACAAGCAAGCGCCGCAGGCAAAAGACTGGGTTGGGCACGCCGTGGCATATGCGCTGGGGCTGGATGTCGAGGATGAGGTGCAGAAGAAGAGGGCCGGCCTCATCACCAGGGCGCTGTTCAAGGAGGGCTTCTTGGCGAAGGTCGAGGAGCGGGATCCAGTGCAGCGGAAAACGACGTCGTTTGTGCGGGCGGTTTGATTCAACTGATGCCAGTATAACTTTGCCGCTCGCATTTGCGTGCCCTATCTCATAAGATTAGGCGGTGCCGCCTACGAATCTTCCTCGAACAAATTGGAATACACTATGGACAGTGCGGTGCCCTTCCTGCATGCGCGTGGTCAGTCGGCTGATGAAATTCGGCTGTTGGATTGGAGCCGGAACCCCATAGGGGTGCCAGCGAGTTGGCCGGCGCACTTGGTCACTGCAGTACAGATGATGTTGGCTTCGCATTTTCCCAAAGCAATCATTTGGGGGCCGGAGTTTACGACGATTTATAACGATGCTTTCCGACCAATTCTCGGGGAAAAAGAGAACTGCATGGGAGCATCGTTCCGCGATATCTGGTCGGAGGCTTGGGATGAGTTGCTGCCCATGGTTCAGAAAGCCTACGCTGGCGAGGCGACATTTATCGAAGACTTTCCGCTCGTGATCGATCGACACGGATATGATGAACAATGCTATTTCACATTCTGCTACAGCCCAATCTTTGATGAACAGGGTCGGGTCGGCGGGATGATCGACACGGTCATTGAGACCACGCAAAAAGTGGAAGCCGAAAAGCACGCCCGGATTCTGAATACCGAACTCGCTCACCGCATCAAGAATACCTTCAGCGTGGTGTCCGCTATTGCGAGCCAGACATTCAATAACAATGCCGATGAAGAGGTCATTAATACATTCATAAAGCGGCTTTCTGCGTTGGGGAACGCGCATGATGTACTGAGGCTCGGCAAAAGCTCGGAAGGTTCGTTGCGTCAGATCGTATCTGGAGTAACAACTGCGCTTGCAGTTGACGATCGCGTTCACATGGCAGGGCCAGATGTATCGGTAGGCCCGAAGGGCGCATCGACCATCTCGCTATTGGTTCACGAATTGACAACAAACGCGATTAAGTACGGTGCGCTTTCTAATCCTACGGGGCAGGTGCAACTGAACGTTGCTATATCCAAAAGGCAGGTTGAGCCGGTTTTCTCAATGAATTGGATCGAAATCGGAGGACCGCCGGTAGCCCCGCCGACAAAGTCGGGTTTTGGCTCCAAACTCCTAAGAATGGGGCTTCTTGGTTCGGGGGAAGTTAGGTCCGAATATAGACCCGAAGGCTTTAGCGCAGAGTTTACCGCACCGCTGCTGCAGCTCCAGGGAGAGGGGCGCTTGTTTGACTCAACGTGATATCGGCCGGAAATTAAATCGTGAAAGCGGGGCTTCGGCTCCGCTTTTTTTCGTGGGGTAAGATCGAAGGCGATATTCGAGCGCTCTCTTAGTCACTTGAAAGTTGAGGGCAGGACAGATCGCCTTCTTCGCATTTCAGGTGTTCGGAAAGTTGCTTGCTTCTGTCGGCTGTTAATCTTTCCCGGCACATAGCGTATACCATCGGTTGCACCGTGCCGCCCTCTGTTCCTGAGGATGAAAATTCACATTCTGCATCTCGGAATTTAATCCAAGCCCGTTGTGATATGGTCAGAAGCTTCTTAGCGTCGTTGCCAGCAAGACGCCTTTCAAGCTGTTGGTAAAGCGAATTCAGTTTCTTGTCCGCTTTTTGAAAGCCCTGACCGGCACACTTGTTCATTGTTGCCTGATCTTGCGCGTTATCGCACTCAGAGGATGCTGAAGCAGAGCCCGAGAAGAACATAGCTGTTAACGCTATGGCGATATATTTAAGCATTATGCTCTCCGTTGCTTTAATGTGATAATAATGGAAGAAATACTCGTAAATTATAAACCATGCATCTGGAATTGCTCGCGATGGTTAATTAGAAGAGGGGCGCATTACTTATTAGAGAAAGCTGATATTAGTGCCGGAAGTTACTTACAGCATGCTATCGCCGCGTTAGACGTGCCCCCCCGCCATCGATCGGTGGTTTTCACTGACTCCGCTCGACCGCGAAGCTTGGGGCGTCGTCGCCTTTGCCTTCCTGCAGGAAGTCGATTAGTTCACCCATTAATGCTTCGGCTACAGGTTTGATCATTGCCAATTCGATGGTACCTGTATCTGTTTTGAGAGTGAGAATTCCGACCAGAGGATCATGGTTAAGCACGGTATAGCCCGCACCTAGAATTTTGTTGAAGCCGGTACGACCGATTTTAGCCATTGTTTCCTCCATCAGGTTCGGATCAGCTAACCTCTATCACTAAAAATTGGAGAGAACGATACGCGGTTCGGCTCGACGGTCAGGGGCGCTTCGCCAGGCGCTCGGAGATTCTGGCGCGATTGATAGCTACGGCATCTTCGGTCGGCTCCCAATCATTGCACCATACATCGGGGAAGCCGTCTAGCAGTTGATCGATGTTGGTGAACTGCGGGGAATATCCACGCGCGAGCATTTCGTCGATAATCGCTGCCTGTCTTTTGGCGAGGTAGCCAAGCCGGGGATAGAAAAAGCGAACGTGCCCCTTACCCAAGGTATAAACGGATGGGATGCGGGCATCCGTGGGTGCCTCTCCTCGCTCTATCGCTGAGCGCACCAAAGCGAAAACACGCGGTAATTCCCTATACTCGGCTACAAGATGGGGGCCGGTTAATTCTGACGGGTCTACGCAATTAATACGAGTCACAGTGCCACTTAACGCTCTGCTATTTTGAAAGCGGGGGGATATAGCCGGGAATCTCAGATTCAGGCAAGTACCGCTGCTGCCAAATATACCTTCCCCAGCCATTCAATACAACCCGATGTCATAATCAAAATACAACTTCTGATACTGCGCACTTCTTTGTGCGCACTTCTCGAAAAGACCAAAAAGAAGTTCGCAAATGCACGCTGCTTTTGGTGCGTAAGTGTTCTTATATAGAAACTTACGCACAAAGCGCGCGGCGCGCAGTTCTCGAGTTTTGAGAAGTGCGCACTTTTCCTGATTTTTGCCAATTCCAGAATACAACCTGATTTGAGGTTGGCGGACTTATTCGAATAATGGGCTATGTTCAGGGAGACCTTGCGGGGAACGTGCCAAGATTATCCTCAGGGCTCTTATCGCAGGGATAAACGACCGGTCCGAGTCAAATGCATGCCAATCAATCTGAATACGGGAAACTAATTTGTCTTGATGAAGTTTGTCTCTGACACTCTCAACCGTTCTGACAAGGTTCACCAGATCTCCTTCATTGTCCGAGTCATACGTCGCCGCTAGCGACGATCGCCAATCATTTCTCCCAAATTTGCCGGGATTAGTGCCGTCGTTTTCATTTTGGTCAAACCAGATAACAGATCCTAGCCCTTCAAGGATTGAGTATGTTCCGACGCAGAATTCAAAATTCATGATCTGTGCGTAAGATTCAAACAGACGCGAGTTGGAGCCAGGCTCTCGTTCTAGATGCGCGCGTAACAAGCTCGCCTTTAGTTCAAGCCCGACAATAATATGTTTAAGGTTGGATGCTAAGTTATCCCTGATGTCTTCATTTATCGTTGCCGGGATCTGCCTAAGCACCCAATGAAGCCATGGGTTTGTTGAGTTGTGTAAAACAAAACCATGCGGATCTTGGTCTGTAACGTAGAACCCCATTGAAAGCCCTTGTGCGTTTGATGATCTATTCTTTCTGTGCGCCTTGCCCTGCGGCAGGGTAACGTCTCGATTTTTGTCTGTCCATTAACACGACATTTATTGAGGCACTCCACACTCCTCTCGCCGCTACCAACGGCATACCGCAATAAACACGAGGAGCTCACATGGCACGCAACCGCACGCGCGCGCCTTCATCTACGACCACGACCGCCACCAAAACACAAACCGCCCGCATCAACGGCGCTCGCGTCAAGATCACCACAAAGGCCGGGAAGGTGACGACCAAGCCAGCCCCGCCGCTCGAATGGGAATTACAGGCGGCACAAGTAGCCAGCCTGCGCCGACTGCCACAGTACCAACGCCAGTTCCTGCTGGCGGGTGACATGAACGCCAGCAAGCGCGGGCCAAGAGCCCAGGCTCAGGCAATCGCAACAGGAATGACCAGCGGCGAACCGGACCTTCGCATCTATGGCGAATACGGGCGTCTGCTGATGATCGAGAACAAGGTCGGGCAGGGGAGACTGTCGCCGGCCCAGAAAGACCGCCACGCGGCCCTACAGCGGCTCGGCTACACGGTTCTGATCATTCGGGCCACCACAACGACAGAAGCCGCTGAGCAGGCCGTTACGGCGGTTCTGAGGTGGCTTGCACAAGAGAAGGGGAAAGCAGCATGAAGCAGAAACTGAAAGACAAATATTTCGCCGCGAATGACAACTGCCCGATCGATGAAGACCAGCATTCATCATCTCCATATGCACGAGACTTGGAACTAAGAGGCTGGCAGACGGCGGCAATTAAGCGCCGGGAAGAATTCGAGTTCTATGCGGTCGACGGCGTGTACCTGTCGGATCTTCTGAATGAGGAGGCAGCTTGATGGGAAATGTGATCTATCTGGACCGAGCAGCACGGGCCAAGCAGGAAACCAAGGCAATGGCCACGCAATTGCGACGCATCAAACAGCGCCAGTCTATCGGAGATCCTGCCGTTCCTGCGAATGATAACGAGGATTTCCCACTGCTGGCGGTTTTGCGCCGAGACAAGCTACACTGCTTTATCGAGCTAGTTATGCGATACCGGCGCCTTGTAGCCATAGCCGAGGCCGAGCCGCTTAAGGGCCAAGACTACGGATACGATGCAGGCCTGCACGCTGCTCAAGAAAGCAAACGCCTAAAGGGCGTCGAAGATGTAGAGGCCGCTGCCGCACGAAACTGGGAAGGCGGCGTGAAAGGTGGAGAAATCGAATATTCCGGCAAGCTGCGCAAAAGCAAAGGAGCTTATGCCCTTCCTGCAATGCGCAAGGTGAATGTCAAAGTCGATGCTTACTTCGAGAACGACGATGGCACGATGCCAATTCCAAAGACCGGTAAAACTCCGAGCCTCAGTTTGAAATTCACGGACGATCTGCTGCTCGAGAAAATTGATACAAGACCGATACTTGCCTATCTGCGGTCAAGGCTTGGGCCGCTCATCGAGCCGTTCGAGGATGCGGTGCTGGGCGGGCAGACGCTGGCCGAAATAGGCGAGAAAGACGGCTTCAGGCACAAGCAGGCAACTGCAGCGGGAAGGTCTCTTGTTTTCCGCGGGCTAGCTGCGGTTCAGGGCGCTATGGACGATCTGGAGCTTCATCCACTGGCGTATCGAAATATCTGGAATATCGCACAACCTGCGTAGTGCACCCCGATCCCCTTCAGCTCCCCAATGAGGGGAAGACTACATCAAGGCCGCCATGCGCGGCCTTTTCATTTCAGTGCGGTTACAAGAGCCGCCCCTGTCGGTATTGCCGGTGGGGTAACTATTCCAGCGCCGTTTCTCCTCCGGCTGCTGGTTCGGCGGGTTGAGCCTATTGCGGTAGGCTCCCCGCCGGCACGATTGGCTTGATTGATTGTTGGGTCCTCCTAATTGATAGTTGGAGGAGCCAGACATGACGTATTCCGCAACGAACAGTCCGTTTCGTACCGGTGTCCGAGGACTATGCCCGAGGTGCCAACAAGGACACCTGTTCAAGGGCTATCTAACACTAGCCAAGCAGTGCGAGGTTTGCGGTCTGGACTATTCGTTCGCCGATCCCGCTGACGGCCCCGCATTCTTTTCGATGTCGATCGCCGCGGTGCCTGCGCTGCTATTCGGTATCTGGTTGCAATCAGTTTTTGATCCACCGATCTGGGTTCATGCAATCACGACCCTGCCGATCATCGTGATTGCATGTGTTCTGTTGTTGAGACCAATTAAGGGTTGGTTGGTCTGCTCCCAGTATTTCCATAAAGCTGAGGAAGGAAGGATTGATACCGACTGGCGGCAAGGTCCGCGATAGTCTGTTTCAACCGGCTGGCTCAACGGAATCTACCGGTAACGACTGCCGCGGCCCTTCATGAGCATGCATGCAACCAAGGCCACCAGACCGACGGATGCCCACGCCGATGCGGTTCCGGGATTTTCTCGTGCGTATTGCACAGCACGCTGGCCATGTTCACGTGCCCCTTCGGCGAGCACATTCACAGCGTCTTTCGTGGACGCAAGGGCGTCGTCGGTTGCGCCGGATAGATTCCCGAGATGATCTGACAATCGGGACGATAGGCTGCTGATTTCCTTGCGCAGTGCATCGATCTGTTCGGAAAGCATGCCTTCGGTGGTCTGTGCCATTTCATTCTCCTTTTCGATTACGAGGAGAGAACGGGCATCATCGATTAATTGTTCCATTCGATTTCAGCGGCGAGAGCGCCGGTGTGCTCGCTAGAGGCTCTGCGTTTGATGATGCAGTATCAATTGCCAAAAGTCAGATGAACCAACATACGCAGAGCTACAATTCGCGTGATATAAAGGTTCGCCTGCGCGTCGCGCCTCAGCTACGTATGTAATAGCAATGCAATGACTATCTTCGGCCAGCGTCATGTCGTGCATGAGAACATTTTCCCACCTCGGCACATCTTTCAAACTCTCCAGAATGGATTTGCGACTGAGGGTGCCTACGGATGGTAGGACCATCAATGCTTGCTGGTGTAAGTGCTGCACATAAAAAGACACGCCTTCCAGCCAAAATCCTCTTTCCAAATCCCAAATTGTTTGAGCGTGCATGACTGGCTCCTTTCGGGAACGAACAGCGCGGCACCAGAAAAGTTGCCTAAGCGAGGTAAAAAATCATGTTTGATCGTCTCTTTCGGATCGCTACCGATGTTGTGACTGCGCCGATCGCTATCGCGGCGGATGTCGTCACTCTTGGTGGGTTGGTCAATGACCGCGATGAACCATACGCCCTGACCAAGGCTCGGCGCATTGGAAGCAATGCAGCTAAAGTCGTTGACACGCTCGCGTCCTGACCGTCGCAGCGCCGAAGCATCTGCTTACCGCAAGCTCTACAAGACCGCACGCTGGCAACGCTTGCGTGAGCAGCAACTGGCCGCACATCCATTGTGCTCCTACTGCCTGCAGCAAGAGGATGTCACGCCTGCGACGGTGTGTGACCACGTGCGACCACATAAGGGTGACGAGGCGATGTTCTTCGATCCCGACAATCTCCAAAGTCTCTGCGCACCATGCCATGACCGCATCAAACAGCGCGAAGAGCTCGGCCAAGACGTCGTTCGTTTCGGACCGGACGGGTGGCCGATAGCATAACCATGCAATTCTCGACCTCTTGCATGGTTCAGGCGGGTGAGCTTCGGCTCCCCGCCTCTTTCATATGAGGTCGGCAAGGAGTCGAGACCTTGGATCTATTTGGAAATTGCATCTCCGCCCCATTAGCGGACAACGATAACCGCCCTGATTATTCGAGGCTTGGTAGGTATGCAGAGTTTCTGGTTTGCGCTGATATCACCAAGAATGGATACCACGCTATTCATTCAGATACGTCTGGGTTCGACGTCCTTATGGTAGCAGGCCACAAGACGTATCGAATTCAGGTTAAATCATCATCTATCATTAGGCGCCAACGCGCTGAATGGAGATGCAGGATATCCGTGGACCGACGCGGCGGTAACGCTAGCCGGAAGCGTGAGGTTGATCGGCGTGATGCCGATATACTGGCTCTCTTCCATAATGACTTGGAAACTATCGTTTATCTGCCGGTTTTGCCTGGGTGCGGGCATGTGAAGCTGCCTGTCAGGTATTTGAAGGAAGCAAAAACGATAGAAACCCTTCAGAGCGCCATATCAGTTATGGACGGAACGACAGTTCACTATATCCCCGAAGGTATCCCGGCATAGACGGGGGGATCAAAAAGCGCCCAAGTCCGCAGTCACAGGACCAGCGGGGACCGACAGCGCACGCATCTGCAATTCAAAACATGACCCCATAAGGATTTCATTCCATGGCAAAGCCGAGAAATCCCCTCGGCAAAGCAAAGGTCGAGGGTCGCGACAAAATCAATGCCGGTCGGTACAAAAACCGCGCCGAACCGGCCGCAAACGGCCCTCTTGGGGCTCCTCCCGTTTGGTTGAAGGACAGCGCTGAGATCAAAGCGAAGTCAGCCTGGAAGCTTTTCGCCAAAGAACTGCCGTGGCTGAATGAATCGCATCGTACACTGGTCGGTATGGCCTCGACTATTCAGGGCCGCATCATGGCTGGGCAGGAAGTTGGTGTGCAGGCAATGAACCTGCTTCGCCAGATGCTTGGCCAGATGGGTGCAACGCCTGCTGACGCGTCCAAGGTCGCGACGCCAGACGAGGGCGAGGAAAAGGATGATCTGCTTGACTGATATGCCTGCGCTTGAGCGTGTGAGCGCTTATGCGCAAGCTGTCATTGATGGCAGAGAAGTTGCCGGCCCTCACGTTCGTAATGCCTGCCGCCGCCATTTCGACGATCTCAAACACGGCCACGAGCGCGGGCTTTACTGGGACGACGATGCAGCCGACCGCGTGTTTCGGTTCTTTGAAGGGCGACTCAAGCTTTCCGAAGGCCAGTTTGAAGGCAAGCCGTTCAAGCTGCATGCCTCGCAGGCTTTCAAGCTTGGGTCGCTCTTCGGCTGGAAACGGGCCGACGGTTCGCGCCGCTTTCGTCGCGCCTACATCGAAGAGGGCAAAGGCAACGGTAAGTCGCCGTTTGCGGGCGGTGTCGGTTTGTACGGTCTGATTGCCGACAGGGAAGCCGGCGCCCAGATTTATGCTGCGGCCGCCAAGAAAGAACAGGCTGGGATTCTGTTTCAGGACGCCGTGAAAATGGTTCGCGCGGCTCCGGCGCTGGTCGAACGACTGAAGTTCAGCGGCGGTATCGGGCGCGAGTTCAATATCGCGCATCACAAGTCGCAATCGTTTTTTCGCCCGATCTCGAAGGATTCCGGCAAGTCTGGCTCTGGTCCGCGACCGCATTTTGCGCTCTGCGACGAGGTGCACGAGCATCCCGACCGCTCGACGATGGAAATGCTTGAGCGCGGCTTTAAGTTTCGTCGTCAGCCGCTGCTGCTGATGATTACGAACTCGGGCAGCGACAGAAACAGCATTTGCTGGGAAGAGCACGAGCATGCCGTCAAGGTAGCTGCTGGTACGCAAACGCCAGATGACGATTTTTCCTATGTCGGCGAGGTGATCGACGACACGACATTTTCCTATGTCTGCGCGCTGGACAAGGGCGACGATCCGCTCAAGGACGAAACCTGCTGGAAGAAGGCTAACCCGCTTCTGGGCGTTATCTTGACGCAGGAATATCTGGCCGGCGTTGTTGCTCAGGCAAAGCAGATGCCGGGCAAGCTGAACGGCATTCTTCGGCTGCACTTCTGCTGCTGGACCGATGCCGACAAGGCATGGATGCCGCGCGAGACCGTCGAAAGCGTAATGGACGATTTCGATCCTGAAGTTGAACACGCTGATAAACCCGTTTTCATGGGAGTCGACCTGTCCGGTAGCAAGGATATGACGGTTCTTGCATGCGTCGTGCCTACTGGCTTTAAGGAAATGGAGCGGGAAGACGGATCTACCGTCAATCTGCCGACGTTTGATGCGTGGGTTGAGGCTTGGACGCCAGCCGATACGCTGGAAGCGCGAGAACAGGCTGACAAGGCGCCATATGCGCTCTGGGTAAAGCAGGGCTGGTTGAATGCCCCGCCCGGCAAGCGAATTCGATATGACTTCGTAGCCTCTCGGGTGCAGCAACTCGATCACGCCTTCGATATCAAGGCCATCGCCTACGACCGATATGCCTACGACAAGTTCCGCGAGGAAGTCGAAGCGCTTGGATTGGACATTGAACATGTCGCGCACCCGCAGGGCGGCAAGGTTCGGGCACGTCCTGAGCCTGCAAAGGTAGAAGCGGCGAAAGCCGCTGGCTTGCCACCGCCACAAGGCTTGTGGATGCCGGGCTCGGTTCTGGCGCTCGAAGATATGATTATCGACGGTCGCATTCGCATGCGGCGCAATCCGGTACTTATGACCGCCCTGATGGGCGCCACCTTCGATCATGACCCGCAAGACAATCGGTGGTTCGTCAAGACTAAGGCGTCAGTGCGCATCGACGCTGCTGTCGCTTTGGCAATGGCGGTTGGCGTGGCGATGGACGGAACGGTTATGCCGAAAGAGTCCGTCTACAAGAAACGCGGCATCCGAATGGCCGGTTAATCGGAACAAGGAAAGATATGGGTATTTTAGACCTGTTCCGGTCCAAACCGGAGGCAGCGCCTTCGGTCGCGCCGAAACGAGCGCCGCGTGCTGACTGGCAGTATTTCGATGGCCTGGATGATCCAAGGCTCGCTGCCTTCTTGGGCGGCGGGGCCGAAACCGCGAGCGGTATGGCTGTCACTCCAAAGGCCGCGCTGTTCAACACCACGGTATTTCGATGTGTCGATCTGATCTCCGGCAGCATCGGAATGCTGCCCTTCTACCTGATGCGAAAGGATGGGCAGGGGAGACTTCACCCAGCTGATGATCATTCTCTGTTTGATGTTCTTCTTACGCAGCCGAATAACTGGCAAACGGCATATGAATTCCGCCGACAGTTGCAGTCGCATGCGCTGACTTACGGCAATGCTTTCGCTCGTATTGTTCGAAGCGGCAAGCGCGTGGTGGCATTGCAACCGCTGCATCCGACCAATGTCACGGTGGAGCAGAAGGACGACCTGACTGTCATCTACAAGGTCGTCTTGAAGGGCGGTCGATATGTCGAGCTACCCCAGTCGGAGGTCTTTCATCTCCGCGACATGACAGATGACGGTGTTATCGGCCTTTCCCGCGTCCAGCAGGCAAAAGAGGCTATCGGCCTCGCCATGCAGACTGAAAAAGCTGCGGCTCGCCTGTTCAAGAACGGGACGATGGTCGGCGGCGCGCTCACGCACCCGGGCAAACTCGGTGATGACGAGTTTGAAAACCTCGACACCAGCCTCAAGGAAAAGTTCTCCGGTGCGGAAAACGCGCACAAGTGGCTGATCCTTGAAGAAGGCATGAAGGCCGAGCCGTTCTCGCAGACGGCTAGAGACAGCCAGCAGATCGAGACAAGAAATCATCAGATCGAGGAAGTCGCGCGCGCTTTTGGTGTGCCTAGGCCTCTATTGATGATGGATGACACGTCTTGGGGCAGCGGTATTGAAACCCTTGGCCAGTTTTTCGTTCGTTATGGCTTGGCGCCGTGGTTCATCGCTTGGGAGCAGGCGGTTTCTCGGTGCCTGCTGACGCGCGAAGAGCGTCGATCATATCAGGCTGACTTCGACGAGCGCGAATTGCTGCGCGGTTCGATTAAAGATCAAGCCGAATTCCTCGCTAAGGCCTTGGGTTCGGGCGGCTCCAGACCGTGGATGTCCCAAAATGAAGCCCGCGATTATGTGGGGTTGAGCCAGAGCGACGATCCGGACGCGGACAGCCTCAAAAATCCAATGACGCAGCCAGAAACTGGCCGCTCTCCTTCAGGAACACGCAATGAGCCTTAACAGAACGCCGGTTGCTGCCGTTGCGCGACCGAAGTCGTATCAGTGGGATGTGCCTCTCTCCGCCTTGGAGCGGTGGGAGAGCGCGCCACAAGCGGCAGAAGCAGACAACCCGAACACAATTTCAATCTTTGACGTGATCGGAGAGGATTATTGGAGCGGAGGCGGGTTCACGGCCAAGCGAGCCGCCGCAGCACTTCGTTCTATCGGGAAAAACCCGGTTACCGTGAACGTGAATTCGCCAGGCGGCGACATGTTCGAAGGGCTGGCGATATACAATCTCCTCGCAAGCCATCCCGGCGAAGTCACTGTCAACGTGATGGGTTATGCGGCGTCTGCGGCATCAATCATCGCGATGGCTGGCGACAGGGTGATCATGTCGACCGGCTCAATGATGATGATCCATCGAGCGTGGGGGCTAACCGTCGGCAATACGCACGATTTCACCGATGCCGCGACGCTGTTTCAGTCCTTCGATAGCTCTATGGCGGATATTTACGCTGCCCGAACCGGACTGGCGCAGGACGTCGTGCTTTCTCTGTTGGATGGCCCGTCAAAGGCGTCGGACGGCACTTGGCTGTCGGCTGATGAGGCCATCGAAAAGGGCTTTGCGGACGAGAAGGGCACCGGAACTGGCAAGCCCGACGCAAAGGCTGAACTTCCAGCACATATCGCAGCAATGCGCCGGATTGACCGGGCATTGGCTGCCGCGGGTGAGACGCGCCGTTCGCGTACTCAACTTCTCCATGAAATTCGAGGCGAGCGCGATGCCGTCGAGAACGCCACGCGCGAAGCTGGCGAGGACAAGACAAACGAAGCCGCCATTCGTGCGGCTCTTTCCAGCAATCTATCAATTCTTAGGAGGTAGTCCGAATGGACGCTACCGAAATTAAAGCTCTTATCGAAGAGCAGGGCCGCGCATTTGAAACGTTCAAGGCAGAACACAGCGCAGCGCTCAATGACGTAAAGAAGGGAACGGAAGATGTGGTTCGCACAGAAAAGGTAGAGCGCATCAACGCCACTGTAAGCGACCTTCAGGCTGCCCTCGATGAGCAGGCCCAGAAGCTGGCCGCGCTCCAGACCGCCGGTGCTTCACATCCGGCACGGGATATCAAGAATGCCGAATATACCAAGGCGTTCGACCGCTTCTTCCGCAAGGGCGATGAGGCAAGCATTGACGCCTTCATCCAGGCCAACCCACAGGCCGCGATGAGCGTCGCCGTTCCAGAAGATGGCGGCTATACGGCTCCGACCGAATGGGACCGCACCATTACCGACAAGCTGAAGATCGTTTCTCCGATGCGTGGCATCGCGTCGGTCATTCAGATTTCCGGTAACGGCTTCTCCAAGCTCTACAACGACCGCGCAACCGCGTCGGGCTGGGTAGGCGAATCCGCTGAACGTCCTGAAACCCCGGCTGCAAAGTTCGCCGAGGTGAAGTTCAATACCGGCGAAATCTACGCGAATCCTGCGGCAACGCAGCGCTTGCTGGATGATTCCGAAATCAACCTCGAAAACTGGCTTGCCGGTGAAGTCGAGACCGAGTTCGCCTATCAGGAAGGCATTGCGTTCGTTTCCGGCAACGGCACCGACAAGCCCAAGGGCTTGCTGACCTACACGACTGCGGCCTCGCACCCGTGGGGCGCAATTCCGACCGTGAATAGCGGTGACGCAGCTGGTCTTACGACCGACGGCCTCATTGATCTGGTTTACGACCTGCCAAGTGAGCGCACTCCGAATGCGCGGTTTACTATGAACCGCAAGACGCAGGGCGCCATCCGTAAATTGAAGGACGGTCAGGACAATTACATCTGGCAGCCGGGCCTGGTGCTAGGCCAGCCAGCAACGGTCCTTGGCTTCCCAGTCACGGAACTTGCTGCAATGCCGGACATTGCCGCTGACGCCATCCCGGTTGTCTTTGGTGATTTCCAGCGCGGTTATTTGGTGGTTGACCGCACGGGTATTCGCATCCTTCGCGATCCGTACACCAACAAGCCTTTCGTGCAGTTCTATACCACGAAGCGAGTTGGCGGCGGCGTGACCGATCCGACGGCCCTGCGTTACCACAAGATCACAGCTGCTTAACAATAAAAGGGCGCCTTCGGGCGCCCTTCTTAAAGGAGGCGCTGATGGAAGTGCGTGTTTCGAAGGCATTCAAGGCGGTGCCTGAAGGCGAGGTTTACCCGCGCCAGTTTGAGGTTGGCGAGATCGTGACTGGTCGCATGGCCGGGGTGGCGCGAACGCTGGGCTGCGTCGCAGATGATCCCGTCAAGAAGAAGGGTTCCGACCGTGGCGGTGGATCTTGATCGGCTAAAGCGGCATCTTCGAATTGAATTCGATGATGAGGATGCTGAGCTTGAAGGATATTTAGCCGCCGCTCAAGGGTCTGCGTTGCGCTATATGAACCGCGACTCCGTGCCCGCAAGCGCTGAATCCGAGGTGGATGCGGCCGTCCTGCTTATTGCGGGAGACCTCTACGAGAACCGCGAGCGACAGTCGACTTCGGAGCTGTTCGAAAACAGGTCGGCGCGCTGGCTGCTTGATCCGTATAGGCTGTTGAGGGTGTAGTGCCGTTCATCCCAAGTTCATGCATAATCCTTCAGGATGCGTCTTGAAAGGAGTATGCAGAATGAAGCTTGTTAAGGAACTTATTGCTGGGGTTCTGGGCGTCGGGCTGCTTATTGGGGCAGGTGCTGCGCAAGCAGCACCAACAATCAACGTTGCAAAGCCGGACATAAGCTCCAATGTTGAGCAGGTCCGGGATCATCGTGGGCATCATTCGCGGAAACATTGGAAGAAGCGGCATTACTACAAGCGCCATCATTGGCGCTCGCACCACCGACATTACCGTGGACCACGGTGGCATTCACACCGCTATTACCGACATGACGGCTGGCGTAATCACCATCGGCACCACTACCGCAGTGGGTATTACATCAGAAGAGGGTATTGATATTAGGGCGCTTCGGCGCCCTTTTTCTTACGGAGTGATCAATGCCTTGGCTCCGATTTATCGCGACATATGATTTCATTCCCAAGCCTGCGGTAACGATCCGCTACCCGGCGGGCTACGTCGGCTTGGTAACAACGCCTTGCGCTAACCGCGCCATTGCCGCTGGCAAGGCCGAGCGACTTCCAACCCCTACGAAAGACGAGGCCGAAGCATGGCGAAGCGCGCAGGTGCCGGCAGCCTGAACTGCCGTTTGACGTTTCAGCGTCGCGAACAAATAAGCGATGAGTGGGGCGGTACTCGCGGTGAGTGGGTTGACCGGTTCACCGTACCGGGAAGGCTGGAACCACGATACGGCAGCAACGCTGAAAGCGTCATGGCTGCGCGAATGCAGTCCATGCAGCCGTACAATCTGACCATCCGCGGCAGCAGCGCGGCAAGGCAAATAACGGCATCGTGGCGGGCCTATGACGCTCGGGTGGGTAAGACTGGGGGCAAGCCAAACCGCGTGTTTGGGATCAAGACGGTTGTAAATCCCGGCGAGCGCAATGCCTATTTGGAAATGCTTGTCGTTGAAGGCGAGGAAACGTGATGGCGGTTAAGATAAAAGGTCTGGACCGCCTGCAGATAAAGCTCAAGAAATTCCCGGAAGTTGCTGAAACACTTGTCAAAGCAGCTATGGAGCAAGGCGCGCAGGACATCGTCAACATGATGCAAAACTTGGTTCCCGTCGATGACGGTGAATTGATGGAAAGCATTGGGTGGACGTGGGGCCAAGCGCCCAAGTACAGCCAGCGCATTGGCAGTGTTAAGTCGAATGACGGCAAGCTGACAATCACGATCTACTCCGGCAATTCCAAGGTGCGTTACGCACATCTGGTCGAATTCGGCAGTGCGCCACACGTGAACGGCGGTATATTCCCCGGAACATTCAACCCTGGGTCAAAGGCGCAACCCTTCTTTTACGTCTCATGGCGAGCTAAGCGGCGAAGTGCACGGGCCCGAGTGTCGCGCGCAATCACCAAGGCAGCCAAACAGATCGCGGCGGACCGCTAATGGACCCGGTTTTAGAACTTCAGGGCGCAATTATTCAGCGATTGCGCAGCTTTCCCGCGCTTGTCTCGCTGATTGGTCAGCGCAGCTACGATAACCCGCCGACGAATGACCAAGGGCAAGTCTCACCCTCGATCTTTCCGTATGTCAGCATCGGCGCGTCGAGCGCTCAACAGGCAAACGCCGACTGCATTTTCGCTGACGATATCATTTTCCAACTGGATGTCTGGTCGATTGAGCCAGCCAAAAAGCAGATGCGCGACATCGCAAACGCGGTGCGTCTTGCAACACGAGGGTGGGAGCCTGCTTTGGCATCTAATGCCCTCGTGACATTCGACTACTGGCGAACTGACTACATACAGGACGGCGCGATCAATCATGCGTCGATCCGTTACACGGCGATCATCGAGCAGCCCTAGGGCCTCCACGCCGCCCACCCCAAAAATCTATCTATAGGCCGCCCTCTGGGTGGTCATTTTTGTATGGAGGCCGCAATGGCTCAAGCTACGACAATAAAAGGCGGCAAGGTCCGCGTGAAGATCGGCAAAGTTGGCGTAGGAGGTGAAATTACCTATGCCGCACCGTGTGGTTTTACTCAAAGGTCAATTAGCCTCACCAAAAACCTGAATGAAGTACCGATCCCGGATTGTGAAGACCCCGATAAGGTCGACTGGGTTGGGCGCGATGCGGTCTCGCTGTCTATGGGGGTAAACGGCGAAGGCGTATTGGCTGCGGAGTCAGTCGAGGATTGGCTTGATGCTGCGGAATCGATTGATAGCGTCCCCGTCCAGATTGATCTCGAGTTTCCCGCTAAGACCTACACGTATACCGGCAAAATGCACGTCGAAAGTCTCGAAATTGGCGGCAACAACGGCGAGCGAGCGACAAACAACGTTTCTATGCAGTCGGACGGCGAGATGGTCCGCACCTCTGCTCCGACGGCCCCGTAATGAGCAGGGACGCGAAAGTTGAACTCGACTGGGCGGATGGTACTTATACCTTCCGCCTCGGTTGGGGTGAATTGGAAGCCTTGCAGGAGGCTTGCGACGCTGGCCCTTGGGTCATTCTGGAGCGGTTATTCACCAAACAGTGCCGCGTCGGCGATATTGCTCATGTTATCCGGCAGGGTCTGATTGGTGGAGGCTTGGAACCGACGGCGGCCACGAAACTCGTGCGAACCTACATCGAAAAGCGCCCGCCTGCCGAGAATATCGTTTTCGCAACAATCATCCTGCAGGCTGGTATTCAAGGCATTCCGGAGGAGCCTGTGGGGGAGCAAGCGGCGGCAAATCAGACGGAGAGCAACTTGACAGTCTCGCCAACGGAAAAGTCAGATTTGCCGCGGTCTACGGCAACGGCGCGGCGCTCGGCTTCACGCCGCAAGAAGTAAGGCAAATGTCCATGTGGCAGTTCATGGCTGCTGTTGACGGTTACGTCAAAGCTAACTCGACCGACGATACCGGCTTGAGCCAGGCGGAAAAAGACGAGCTTTGGGAGTGGGTGAGCGAGGGGTAGGGTTGCTTTCTAGTAGCAACCCAACTGTGTCGCTTCAGCCTGCGCCTGAGCGCGTTCAGCTTCCAGTATTCCAGCATAGTTGGCCCGGCTAAGCAGTTGTTGGCATCTTAGTTCTTTGTTCGCCGTGTCCGATGCCTGATTGCTGGCACAACCGCCTGTAGTCACCATGATGGTGCAAATAGTGATGATGGCTTTCATGTGTGTCCCCTCCTCGGACGATTTTCTAAGTTAATGGGTTAAAACCCGCACGCGCAATGATGTTTTCTTCCGCTCGGATCGCGTCAGCTTTCTGATAGATTCGGGTTCTAAGATCATCGAACAATCTACTGTCTTGCTCATATATGACGATGTCATTGAGCGTTCCCATGCCGCCATAGCAGTGCAGGATCCGTATCACGCCGTGAAAGTCAGAAAGCCTGATTTCTGATGCGCCTTTTTCGAGCACACTTGCCCATCCATGCACATTATGGGCACGCAATATTGCTACGATCTCATCTACATCGGAGCAAAGAGACTCTAAGTCCGGGTGCATCGTAAATTCTTTCGCTAAAACGTCGGTTCCTTCACGCGAGATCCAGATTTGGTGCCATCGGCTCCCGTGGCAAATCCCTCGAAATCACGACCGATAATAATGAGCGGCAGTGACGCCAGTGATGCGATTCCGCCCGCAATCAGCAATATGTACGGCATCAGCATACTTTGACTGTAATAACCGCCAAATTGCACGTTTTTCGCGACCGTCGCTAGCAAATCCCAGTAGCCATACGCGGACACCAGAGGGCCGGCGAATAGGAATGCGATTCCTAACCAGCCCAATCCATTAAATCTCTGTTCTATTTTCATAGGTGCCCCACCATGGCCACTAACCTTGAATCTCTTGTCGTTCAATTTTCTGCCGATTTCAAGCGATTGGAGAACGCTATCAATCGTCAGCGCGGGCAGTTCACGCGGCAGATGCGCCAGATGGAGAAGTCCGCAGATGTCAGCGTACAGCGTATCAACGCGGCGCTTGGCAATATCGGCAAGGGTACGATGCGGGACCTCGCAGCGCCTTTGACCGGCATTTCTGCCGCTTTGGGGACGCGCGAGTTGATGCAGTATGCGGATGCTTGGACGCAGGCTGGGAACCTCATTCGTTCGTCAGCGACGGCTGCTGGTGTTGGCGCACGTTCGCTGAATGAGTTGAAAGACGGCGCGAACGAAGCTCGGACCAGTCTTGAAGCCTATACTGACCTATATGCTCGGCTGATCAGATCGGCTTCCGCCGTAGCCAAGTCGGAAGACGAGATTGCTTTGGCAACGTCGCTTGTCTCAAAAGCCTTTAAGGCTGGCGGTGCGTCCGCACAGGAACAAGCTGCTGGCATTCTCCAGCTCGGACAAGCTTTGGGTTCTGGCGTGTTGCAGGGCGACGAACTCCGGTCGTTACGTGAAAACGCTCCGGTCATTGCGAAGGCAATCGCTGACGAGTTCAAGACCACGATTGCAGGCTTGAAGCAGCTTGGCGCCGATGGGAAACTGACGTCCGATCGCGTGTTCAAGGCTATCCTGAATGCACAAAAGGGCATTGAGGCCCAGTTCAAGGCAACGAACGCGACCATTGCCGACGCCTTCACGCAGATTAATAACGAGTTTACCGCTTATATCGGCAATGCCGATAAGTCAGCTGGCGCGAGTAGGCAGCTGGTTCAGGCGCTGCAGTATGTTGCTGACAACTTCAAAGAAATAGCCGACGTCGTCGCAGCCTTTGCGACAGTGCTGATTACCGCGTTCACTGGGCGGGCAATCGCTGGGGTGGTGGTCGGTCTAGGCCAGGCTGTTGTTGCGTTGGGCTCGTTCCTGACCGCTCTCCGCACAGGTACAAGCGTAGTTGCCGCCTTCAGTGCGTCGCTTGGGCCAATCGGCCTCTTGGCCGGGGCTGCGGCAGGTGCCGTCTATTTGCTTTATAACAATATGTCGTCGGGGGACCGGGCGGCGAAGTCGTTTGAATCTGCTATTGATGCCAACAAGTCGGCGCTGGAAGGTGCTGCTTCTGCGTCACGTCAATACCAGACTGAATTGGTCAAGCAGATCAGCTTGCAGCTTGAGGCGGCTCGGGCGGCTGAAGCGCAAGCCAATGCGGACTTCTACACAGCATTGGGCAGAGCAAACTCTTTCAAAGAGATGACGGGGTTTGAGTTCCAGCCACTTGAGTACGCAGCAAACCAAGCGCAAGCCCAAGCTGGTATTTTGAGCCGCGCCGTAGGTGATTTGGAAGCTCAAAAAAAGCGTGCCGAAAAGATCCTCGCCTCAACCCCATCGGGCTACGGCAGCGGTATCGCCACGACACCCGACGATAAGAAGAAGGGTCGATCGAAGAAAACTCCCGCCGAGCGTTTCGACAGCGACATTCAACGTATCGCCGACCGCACAGCCGCCCTTGTCGCAGAGACCGAAGCACAGCGCCAGATCAACCCGCTGATCAACGACTATGGCTATGCCATGGAGAAGGCGCGTACTGAGCAGGAACTGCTCAATGCGGCGCAAAAGGCCGGTGTTGCACTCACTCCGGAACTGCGAGCACAAATTGCCGCCACAGCAGATCAGTGGGCCCTTGCCAGCGCAGAGGCTAACAAGCTTGCCGAGGCGCAAAACCGCATTCGGGAAACCGCTGAAGATATGGCGGCATTCCAAAAGGATCTGGTCGGCGGGATTGCTAACGATTTTATCAACGGCGCCAGCGCAGCGGAAACCTTTGCCAACGCACTCGGGAGGATTGCCGATAAACTGATTGAAATCGGACTTGCCAACATCTTCGATACCGATAAGGGCGGCTTCAATCTCTTCGGTGCTCTGGGTGGCATCTTCCGTAAAAACGGTGGACCGGTAAAGCGCGCCGGTGGCGGAATTGTGCGCGGTCCTGGCGGGCCGCGTGGCGATAAAATCCCGGCGATGCTGAGCGACGAGGAATTCGTCGTGAATGCGGCAGCTACGAAGCGCAACCGTGCATTGCTGGAAGCCATCAACAGCGGCCGTGTTATCGGACTTAAGGATGGCGGTTCTCCTTTGCGCGCGCCATCCATGCCGATCCTGCGCTCATCTGCTGCGTCGCAGCAGGCCCAAGCCGGCATTGCCGATGTTCGTGTCTTTGTGGATCGCGACGGCAACTGGCAGGCCGAGGTCGAACGCATCTCGCAGCGCAACGTCAAGCAGGGGCTGGCTTCCTACGATAAGTCGGGTGCCGTCCGGACCGCGCGTGATCTGCGGCAGGTAAACTCAAGAGGGTTGGCAAAGTAATGGCTGAACTACTTCCGACTGGCCTTCGATATCAGCCGACTTTCCCGGTCCTGAATCGCCCGGTTTCCATGTCTCAGTACGGGGGTCGGGCGATTTCTGCCATTGAGAACGGCGATCCGTTCTGGACGTGGACGGCGAAAATAAAAGCGATGACGAACGCGCATCGCCAGAGGCTCGAGGCCTTCATCGATCGGTGCCGCGGCGGTCAGATGACGGTGCATTATACGCCGAAGCATGTTTGCATTCCGCAAGCCTACTGGGGCGACGCGAACAACCCGGCGATTGCCGGTACGGCAACCTTGGGCGCGATCAACGGCAATACACTTACATTAAACGGGGTCGCAATGGGACTGAAGCTGATGAACGGCGACTTGGTGGGCTTTACGATTGGCGACTACAACTTTATCGCCCGCATCGTTGCCGACGCCACAGCGGCTAGCACGAGCGTGCAGGTGAAGGTTGAGCCCTTTCTGCCGTCCTACATCACTGTCGGTGCCACTGTCAGGTTCAAAGACCCCGTTATGAATATGCGGCTCATGCCGCGGACATGGGAAATTGGCGAGGGCAAGTTTCCCGATGCGTCTTTTCAGCTCATTGAGGTGCCGAGGTAGCCATGGCTACCGCTGTCGACGTTCCCGAATAGCCCGGATCCATGTGTTGTTGAACATGACGGCTCCGATCACCAATGCGACGGCACCCATGGCGATCATGCCGACGGCAATGCCTTGGTCACCGAACTGCTGATACAGCCAGCCCGTTTTTTCAACGGCCTGGGCAGGATTTCCAAGGCGAAGAACTCCTTGGATCAAGGCGCCAAACCCGACAATCAACATGCAAACGCTTCTAATCATGCCGGCCAGATATCAGCTGGGCGCGATTGAATCCACCCTCTCATTGGTTTGACGGTAACTCATGGCCTTTCCCGCACGTCTACAGCAACTGCTCAACGAGGGCAGGGGCAAGATAGCATCTGCCGTTAAGTTCGAGTTCGGCACCGGCACCTATGGCTTTTTCTCGGGCAAGGGCAGTGTCGATTATGGTGGCCTGACCTATCACGGCAACACCATCATCGATATCGATGAGCCAATGTATGCGCTCGGCACGGCGGCCCAACCAGTCACCATGCGCCTGCCCGCTGCCGCCGATTTCGGCCTGACGCCGGATAAGCTCGGATTGATCGAGCAGGAAGATTATAAAAATCGACCTGTCACGTTCTACGACTTTTATTTCGACCCAGACAACAACGCTTTTCTTCATGCCGAGCCGACCTGGTACGGCTATGTCGATTACATCGACCACCGCGAAGAAAGCGATGAGGTCTGGTTAGAAGGCCACATTGAAACGGGCGCGGTCGACAACTTCCGCGAGGGCTACCGCTACGCCTCGCAGGAGGACCAGCAGCTTGTGTCCCCCGGTGACATGCTTTTCGAGTATGCCGCGAGGATAAAGAATGAGTTCTTCAAAATCAAATTCGGCTAGGGTTCCCGGCTGGGATCGGGCGTTGGAAGACCTTGCGACGGCTCATGTATCGATCGCGCCGGAATGGGGCGTTTCGGACTGCCTGATGACGGCCGCCGATGCGATCAAGGCTGTAACCGGCGATGATCCGCTTGCGGAGTTCCGCGGCAAATACAAGACCGAAGCCGGGGCAGCCCGGAAGATGCGCGCCAATGGCTGCGAGAACGTCAAGGACGTATTCGAAACCTATCTCCAGCTTGAGCCGGTCAATCGTCTCTCTGCCCGCCGTGGCGATGTGGGCGTTATCCGCATCAATGACGAATACGTGGCCGGGTTCATTTGCGGCTCCGGCTTCGCCGTGAAACAGCCGCATGGGCTCGCGTTCTTGTCCGTGACCGATATCGAGCAGGCTTACAAGGTCGGCCTGTAACCACTTCGACAATTTGCGCTTTTGAAGGTTCGCCAGCAGCGGGCCTTTTTTTGTTGCGCCTGCATGAGGCTGTCGCATGCCTTTTTTAGCGCCTATCTTCACCGCGATTGGCGGTCTTGTGTCGAGCGTGGCCGCATGGGCTGCTGCAAGCCCGATCCTCGCCGGTATCGCGCAGACAGCCTTCGGCATCGCACTCAAATATGCGGTCAATGCGCTGTTCCCTCCAAAGACGCAGAGCCGCGCCTCGGAACTTGAAACCCAGTACGGGGCCAATATCCCGCGCTCGGTCATTCTCGGCACTTGTGCAACTGAAGGCCATCACATTTATCGCAACAGCTATGGCAGTGGCGGGCGTCTGATACAGGACGTTTTCGTCCTGTCGAGCTTCCGCATCACGGCGGTTCCACGTGTTCGCTATAATGGCCAATGGCGCATCTTGAGCCAGCAGGACGCTAATGGCTATTGGCTTGTGCCGAATGAAGGCACGAGCGGCGACGATCACGATAACGTCCGCGTCAAGTTCTTCTACGGCACGATGGATCAGCAGGCAGAGCCGACGCTGATCAGCAATGCGCGCCCGGCTGGCCGCTGGACCGCGAACCATCGCGGTGCAGGCGTTGCTTATGCCGTCGTGTTTTCCGAACTGCGCAAGAATGGCGACGGCCTGACTTCACCGGCAAAGCTGTTGTTCGAAGTCGTCGGCGCGCCGCTTTACGACTGGCGCAAAGACAGCACGATGGGCGGATCGGGCCCGCATCGCTGGGACGATCAGAGCACGTGGGAATATTCCGATAATCCGGTCGTGCAGATCTACAATCTGGAGCGCGGTTTCTTCAACGGCACTCAGCGCATGGTCGGCAAGGCTGTTCGTGCAAGCCGCCTGCCGTTGGCAGAATACACCCAGGCTGCGAACATCTGCGACGAAATCATGTCGGACGGTTCGAAGCGCTATCGCGCCCATGCGATTGCCAAGGATGGCCCCGGCGCCAACCACGACGCCAACCTAACGCCCATCCTTGAAGCCATGTGCGGGTCGTGGGTTGAGCGTGTTGACGGCGAGTTTCCGATTGCTGGCGCTCCGCAGGCCATCGTTGCAACCATCACAGACGACGATATCAAGCGCGGAGCACCGCTTCGTTTCAGTGCCAAACGCAAGCGTACGGAACTGATCAACACTGTCGCGGCTTCCTATGTTTCGCCGGATGACTTCTACGAAACCAAGGACGCGGCAACCCGTATCGATGAAGGAGCGCTGGCCGAAGATCGGGAAACACTTGCCAGTGCCATTCCTTATGCAGCCGTAACCGATGTGCGTCAGGTGGACAGGCTGGCCGATATCGCGATCCGTGGCGCTCGCTATCAGGCATCGGCGGAAATCGTCGTTCATCCGAAATTCCTCGATACGATCAAGGAAGGCCGGTGGGTTCGCTGGAACAGTGCGAAACATGGCGACCGGACATATCAGGTTCTGACGCGGCAGCTTGGCGGGATCAATGCGGATGGTGCTCGCGATATCTCGCTGTCTTTGCAACAGATCAGTAATGGCGTGTTCGATCCGACCGCGTACGAGACCAATCCGCCGAACATCATCGTTGTGCCGCCGCCACAGTATCTGGCCGAGGTGCAAGGCTTTGATGTTATCCCGACAATCGTTAAGGCCGATGGTGCCGGAGAGTTGCCAGGTGCACGGCTGCTCTGGGATACGATTGATGATATCTCGGTCGTCGGTGTTGATATCGAATACTGGCCCGCAAACGATCCAAGCCAGGTGTTCAAACGGTTCGTCACCTGGGATGTTGTGAATGTTCTTCTGGTCGAAGGCCTGACTTCGCTCACAGATTGGTTTGTGCGCACGCGTTTGCGTGTTGATAATGGACGGTCTGTGGCTTGGTCGGCGGCAAAACCGTTCCGCACCCTGAACGCGCAGAGCGATCAGAACCCTATCGACTACGAAGGACTGGCCGATGACCTGAAGGGTTATCTCGGCTGGATCGGGCCGCAGGTTCGCGAATTGATCCGGCAAGCTGAAGAACTTGCTACCCTGACAGCGGACAATCACAACAGCAACTATTCCGACATCCAGCGTGTGACGCGCCAGCTTTCCAGCACGTTCGGCAATGCGCAGGCGATGTGGCAGGAGGATATCATCGTTGCCACGGGTCCGAATAGTGCCATTGGCCAGCAGCTGACACGGATTAATGCCCAGCTCTGGGACAATACCGGGGCAAGCATTATTCAGTTGCTGCAAGTCCGTGTCGATGGCGTCGAGGATGATGTTGCGGCGCAAGCCAACCTCATCACCCAGCTATCGTCCAATATCGGTGAAGTGTCTGCGAACGCGACATTCCGTATGGGGACTTATGTGGCACCGAGCGGCTGGAACTCCCGCATTGGCATGGAAGTCCGCGGTGGAACAACCGACAGCTACAAGAGCGCAGGCCTCTTCCTTGACGTGACCAGCACCCAGGCGCGTATTGCCCTGATAGCCGAACAGATCGTGTTCTCGAATGGTACGGAGTTCTTCAAGCCATTCGTCATCCAGAACAACGTTATGTACGGCGAAGGCTTCGTCATGGATTGGGCGAAGATCGTCAATGTCCAGATCGGCACTGCCCAAATCGGGGATGCTGCAATCACTTCCGCGAAGATTGGCAACTTGCAGGTGAAAACCAGCAATCTGGACTTTGGGTCTGTGACACAAGTCTTCAATGCTTCTGGGGCGTCACCCAACCCCGGCAATCAGAACACCCCGGCCTGTAGTCTTCTGACGATCAACCCGCAGGGGAATACCTGTCTGATCACTTTCGGCTGGTCGATCACGTGGACAAGCTCGTCAAGCTCGTCTGTCACCATCAGTCTGATCAATGTCACAACTGGGGTAACGGTGGCCTCGGCGCAATCGCCTTCGTCCAATGGCGCGACATTCTCAGACTACATCACCATGATCGACACTAGCGCGGTCAGCGGGAACAACAATTACGAACTCCGCTATGCGGGCACTGGTATTCCCATCGTAAGCGCGTTCTCCGGGACTATCCGGGCGCTCGTCTGGAAGCGCTGACCTTCTACAAACTCCAACCGAAAGAAACCGCGTTCACTGCGCGGGGAGATAACTCATGGCTGTTTTGCCCGATTATGTGACCGGGACGATAACGCTCGCCAATGGTTCAACGACCGTGACCGGCACCGGAACCATGTTCGCGACAGCGGCTTTCCGTCCCGGCGATACGCTGCAAATCCAGAACCTGACGGCAATCATTGCCAGCGTCGATAGCAATACTTCGCTGACCCTGACCGAACCATGGACTGGCACGAGCCTGACAAACGCGCCATATCGGGCTCGTTATTTGCCGGATGGCGCGCGTGTGACCGCCCAAACGACGACGCTCATTGAACTGCTCGGCAATGGTGTTCTGTCGAATATTGCGAGCGTCCCTGTGCAGGACGGCAAGTTGCTCGTTGGCAATGCGGCGGGGCAGTATGTTCCCATCGACAAGTCAGCGGTTGGCGTCCAAGACCCGAACGGCAGCCTTGGCAAGCTGGCGGCGCTGACGTTGGCGGCGAATAAAATTCTGAACACCGACGGCTCCGGCAATCTCACGCAGTCGGATATCACGGCAGCGGCGCTTGTGCTGCTCAAATTGGCCGGAACATCGGCCGCGAACAAGCTTCCGTATTTTGATGCTGCCAATTCCGCCGCTCTGGCTGACTACACCGCAGCAGCCCGTGCACTGACAAACCTCTCGGGCACGGCAGCAGCAGATATGCTCCCCTACCTTACTGGCGCAAGTGGGGCGGGTCTGACGGCTCTGACTGCTTTTGCTAGAACGCTTCTGGATGACCCGAACGCATTAACAATGGCAACGACCCTTGGAAATGTCTGGAGTTACGCCAGCAACGGTTATTGTAAGCTTTCATTCGGCGTTTACCTGATGTGGGGCGCGACCAGCAGTGCTAATTCGGATTTCCGCATCTATTTTCCAACTGCTTTTCCAAATTACTGCGCCTACGTCAACATGATTAACGTCTATGACTACGGTGGGGCTACTAACACTTACATGGCGGCATCAACTTCGAACCCAGACAAAACAGGTTTTGACGCTCGCTGTCGAGTTATCCAGAACGGCGGGTATGTGGGAGCGCAAACGAACCTCCCAATTCGTTGGTTCGCAATCGGTTGGTGAAGGACAATTTGCTATGCAAAGATATGCCGTGTTTGACAGTGATGGCCTTCCTCGAGGGTTTTATTCTGAAGATGTGCATGGTGCGAGGTTGCTGCCTGTTTATGCCGAAGCCGATGAGCAACCAGGCGAGGCCCAAGTTGTAGGTTGGAAGCCGAACCCTGATTGTAAAGTCCCTCCCGAAGCTATCGAAATCACAACCGACCAGTGGATTGAATTTCTCGATAATCAGGGGGCGAGGCGTTGGGAAAACGGACAGGTGGTTGAATATGTCCCGCCCGCTTCGCCGATTGTGACCGTTCTTCCAGCCGTCACTCTGTGGGAGCGCCTGACCGATGCCGAAGCTGAACAGGTCAACGCGGCGATGGCAACGCAGCCTTTCCGCACCCGTCAAATTTTCCTGACTGCGAACACCTTCCGCTCCGATCATGAGCTGTGGCCGCTACTCGTGCAGATGGCCACTGATCTGTTCGGGGAAGAGAGGGCGGCTGAGCTTCTCTCAGCTGCCTAGCCGACATCGAAAACTTGGCGATCCGCACCGCCTTCAGGGCGGTTTTTTCAACGCCGGTTTCCTTTCCCATCATAATAGTAGAAAGCTGTTATAACGATGGCAGCAGCTAGCGCCATGAAAGCCCAGAATATCCATTCTATGTGATCGTAAATGAATGAGCCCATTGGTACCTCCTTAAGGGCTAACCCAAGAGGAGTGAGAATGTTCATTCAAATGGGAAGCCCCGGCAAGGTTTCATTAACAGGGGCAGGCGCCTTGGGAAATCTAGCTGAAAGCAACGATAAGCGCCCAGTCGACATTTAGAAGTTAGATTGTAAACAATCCGTATGTAGCCGAAAGAAAACCCCGGTGCCGTGTCGCGATCACCGGGGTCCGCGCAAATGCAACCTGCGCCTGACGCGTTACAGCGTCCAGCCGTAAACCGCGAGCCCAGCCCCGCCGACGGCGCCGATGACAGACCAACCAATCATGCTAATTCCCATGAAGCTGTGATACGTTTCGGCGGAAATCTTTCTGAAAACTGCAACCAGCAAAAGGTTTGCAGCAGCGCCGACGATTAGACCGATACCGTTGGCGACGTAAGCGGCTGGATGAAGCGCCATGGTTTGCATGAAATATGGGCGCAGCAGGAAAGTCGCTCCAAGCATCCCTGCAATCAGCACAAAAACCGATACCATTCCGAAGCCGGACCATCTTACTAGCATTTGGTGGATTACCTTTGTCTTGGAGAAGATTGGGCGGTAATGGCCCTTGCTTGCTCACAGGGCAACCCACCGATGACAAAATCCTCAAGAAAAACCCCGGAACAAGCCGGGGCTATCTGTCAGCGAACTTGCAGTACCTCGCCGGAATACCGGTCGATGACTACCCGCATTTCATCATCGTAACGGTCCACTCCGCGGACGATGTAGACATCGCGTCTACGTGACACGCTGTCGATTTCGTCCATACCTTCTCCTTGAGCGATGCGTGCTGCACGACGTTCGCTGATACCTTCGCGATATCGCGGGCGATCACTTTCGGGTTCTAATAAGCGGATGCCGTTTGGTCCGATTTCTATGCTCTGTGCATGTACAGGAAGAGAGGAGGCCAATACGGTTATCAGTGCTGCGAAAGCTGCAGATTTGTACATTGTCTATCCAACATTCAGTGGTTCATATCGCCCGCCAATTACCGGCGGGTTTGTACAGCGCCTCGTCGCCGGTGAACACTGGCTTGTGGCTCAATTACGCTAACAAAGCGCATGATCCCGTGATGTCTTCAAGGCAGTCGACCAGACCCGCATTCGTGGTGGCGCTCGATATACTTCCGGTTCAGCAAATCGACAGCCTCCTTGGCATCGCTCTCGCTGAGACCGGACTGTTTGTGGCCCTCGATAGAGACAATCTCGCCGTTGAATACGTCATAGACGCACCACGTCATGTCGATCTCCCGGCGCATGTCGAAACCATTTCTAATCATAGCCATTCCTCCGACGGTCAGATTAACGGCATCGGAATAACGAACGGGCGGCGCTTCCGTTCGATCAATTGGCATTACGCCTCAGAACGAACCGTGCGCGCATAGCACTGATCGAGCTGCCAACTCCATTACAGGACATCCACATGAACAAAACAACGTTCTTCGCGTATGCGAGGCGCGCGCCTTTTGGCGGGCGTTTGAGCCAAGCGCAGGTCGACGGCACGTCGGCAATTCTGGCTGAAGCTGAGCGCCGAGGCCTGCCTGACGAACAGACGGCTTACGTGCTCGCGACGGCATTCCACGAGACCGGCGGCAGGATGCAGCCTATCGAGGAAAACCTCAATTACACGACCGCTGCGCAGATAAAGAAGACATGGCCGTCGCGCTTCTCCACTGTGCAGAGCGCCCAGCCTTATGTGCGTAACCCGCAGGGACTCGCCAATAAGGTCTACGGCGGCAGGATGGGCAATACCGGCGCAAACGACGGCTGGCGGTTCCGCGGTCGCGGACTGGCGATGATCACCGGCAAAGACAACTATAAGAAGTACGGCCTTGGCGATAACCCCGACGCCGCGCTGGAGATGGCCACGGCTATCCGCATCCTGTTCGACGGGATGATCAACGGCAAGTTCACTGGCAAGAGGCTGGCTGACTTTTTCGACGGCGGCAAGGAAGACCCTGTAGGCGCCCGCGCTATCGTCAACGGCAGCGATAAGGCCAGCCTCATTGCCGGTTACTACCGCAACTTCCTCGACAGCCTCGTGGCAGCTCGCGAAATGAAACCTGCCAAGGCGGAAGACGCCAAGCCTGACGACGTGCCGCTGCTACAGGATAAGACCGTCCAGACGATCGTTGCCGGCACGGGCGGCACGCTCGTCACTGGCCTTATCGGTGCGGTGAGCAACCCGTGGGCGTTCGCAACTGTCGCGCTCCTGCTGGTCGCTGCAGGCGCTGGCTTCTGGCTTTGGAGGAGCGGCAGGCTCGAACTGAAGAGGGTGGCGGCGTGAGGATCGTAATTGAATACGACGCGGATGCGCAGACCGCTGAAGTCGCTTTCGGCGGTGAGGTCCAGGTCTGGAACGATGCTCGCCTAACACTGGCTCAGGGAATCACCGAGACACGAGATGGTTATCTGATCCGCCGCGAACGCGACGGCACTGTCTCTATACTGCTGACGGGGATCACGACATGACCTGGCTCTTAACCCTGCGCTCCAAAATCACAGGCTGGGCCGTGGCAATCGCTGCGGCCCTTGCGATTCTGGCAGGCGCTTACCTCAAGGGCAGGGCGGACAACGCAACGAGCGCCACCGCCGACCGGCTGAAAGCCACCAACAAAGCAAGGAAAATCGAAGATGAAACGAGCAAGCTTGGCGGCGGTGATGTGGACGCTGCTTTGTCTCGGTGGATGCGCGACAGCCGGTAGCTATTGCGACATTGCCCGGCCTGTCCGCCCGAGTGTTGAGGATAGCCTGACCGAAGGCACGAAGCGCCAGATCCTGGCAGAAAACATCAAACTGGAAAAACTGTGCGGGGTGCGGCCGTGAGCGCGAGGTATGCCTACGCAAAGGCGTGGCTGGCCTGCCTGTGGCTGGGTGTGGCAGCAAGGGGGATTATTGGATGACCGGCGCTGAAATCATGGCCGTCGTCGGCTTTATCGTGATGCTGATGGGCTTTTTGTTCGGGCTATGGAAGTATGTTGAAAGCCAGATCGCGAAAGCTGAGGCCCGCAATGCGGCGAAAGCGGACGCTGCGACCGCACTTGCCAGCCTCACGCGGCAGGAGCTTTCCGACTACAAGCTGCGGGCGGCTGAGACGTTCGCCACGAAGGCAGGCATGCAGGAACAGACGTCGCAGATCATGCGGGCCATCGAAAGTGTGGCGCACCGCATCGACGGGCTCACCGAGCGGATTGATAATCTGATGCAGCCAAAATCGGTGAGAAGTAGAAATTAATTCCTAAAAAGTGGGAACAAAGGATACCGCATGCGCATTATACGTTCGCAAATGCCAAATATGAATGGAGAATATAATATGCGTCGTATTTTGTTAGCTGCTGTTGCAACTGCCGCACTTGTTTCTTTCGCAAATGCGCAGAGCGCTACCGCAACGCAAGAAGAGGTATTTGTTACTGCAAAGCCTACCGACGTTATTACTAGTAATATTCTTAACCTTGATGTTACGAATTCTAACGATGAGAGCATCGGTAAGATCCAGGATGTAGTGATGGGCGACGGTGACGTCGAAGGCTATATCGTATCGGTTGGCGGCTTCTTGGGCGTCGGCGAAAAGTATGTAGTCGTTGATCCGGATGCCATCGAGATTGTCTATTCTGAGAATGATAAGAAATGGTCGGCGAAAATGAAGGCCACCAAGGAACAGCTCGAAAAGGCCACCGAGTTTAAGTATGAGGGCCGATGGGCCAAGTAACCATGTTTTTGAGAGAGCGGCTTTCGGGCCGCTCTTTTTGTTTTTGGGAAGTTCGAGGCGCAAGCAGCTCACTGCTGTTTTTCAGTTGAAGCGCTCTCCGGATCATGTGAATGCAGACGGCTTGACGAGAGCGATCAGCACCGCTTCGGCAGTCTCCCTCTATGCGAGCGTGTAGAACCAGATAACCGGCGCGACGATCAGGATTGCCAGGCCGCTCCAGAAGGCGCGCCAGCCCACGCTCTTCGTTCCCAAGAATGCCGTCATAACTATGGCCGCCGCTATCATCACGGTAATCGGCCAGTAGATTGACATATACACGAGGGCGGCAACCCACCAAGGAAATGAAATCATGCGCGCTTGTAGCTGGTGGGTAGTGCGGCGGCAATATCTGGTGGTGACGAGGGGTTCCGTTCAATCAACGTCTCGCATCAGCTTTTTGATAGCTGCAGATGTCCGTCCGCTATCGATGCTGGCGTTCATTCCTTCGACAAGATCAATAAATCCAGGCACGTCGGATATTCGCAGCCCCTTGATCTGATGTGTTTGGTTTATGAAACGAACAATATTGAGTTCAGAATGAAAGCGCCCCTTAATCTTCGGTAGGAATAATTCGAACAGAAATCCAGCAAGCATGACGTTAATGATAACATTCGACTTTCCGGCTATAGTTGTTCGCTTAATCCGTGGGGCCGACGCGATAAAGAATGGATCAATGCCCCCTCCAGATACATTATCTATAATTCGAAGAATACGGATCGAATAGCTATTTTCCGGGATTTTCATTGTTCCATCAAGAAGGGACTTGAATATACTGTTCCCATATTTCGATAGAGAAAAGCCAGAGTACATATCGGTGTTAAGCAGGCTCGCGCGCCAAGCAAATGAGATCAAAGACCGGCCAATAATTTTGGAATCCTGACTTTTGATATTGTTCCTTGGGATTGTTCTCTGGATTGCTTCGCTAAAAGGAATGTCAAATCGAATGTTGAAATCACTTTCACATGCTGAGCAAAGCAGATAGCCCTCGCCGTCTTGCCCTGTGTAAAATGTATATGACTTATCCATTTGATAAGTGACGAATTTCCCGTCAGTTTTTAAGGCCTTGAGAAATTTGTTAGGAATGGCATGTGATTTACACAGTGGTTTGAGTGCGCCGCAATAGGCGCAATCACCAATATTATTTTGCGACATTTTATTCGCCCAGAATCGTTTTCTCAACCGCTCCATTAACACCACATTTATCGAGACATTCCATCCTTCCTTCTGCGCCGCTCGCCCGGCTACAATGACGGCGCCGATCATTTCGTATCTTCTAACTGAAATTCCTGCCTGACCAGATCTGCAATATTCTCACGCCAGTTGGGATCAGTTGCTTGTATCCGGCGCACCAATTCCGCTTCCAACCGAATGGAAATACTGAGCTTTTCAATCGGGTTTTTCGGGCGCCCACGGCGCTCACGCCTCCGGTCTTCGTTCATTGATTACTCCTCTTCCATATCCTCAAAACAGATGCTGGGAGATGAACCTTGCCTGAAGGTTACGCGGCGTCTTTCTTATTCCCGCTTGACATCTCATCTCGAGACTCATTCTCTTTTCACTATCGGACGACCAATCCGCGCCGCGAGTCGGCTACCATCCAAACACGAGGAGACTGTATGTCCCATGACAGACAGGGCGCGGGTGCGCGCCTTTCACACGAAGAACTCCTGCGGCGTGCCGAGGCTTACCGCGAGCACGGTACGCTGGTTAAGGCTGCCGCTGCGCTTGGCATCAAGAAGTCGGCGTTCCACGAAAGCATAAAGCGGGCCGCTGAGATTGGGCTGTTGGGTCCGTCGCCGACGCTACCTGGTTATGCGATCAAGAGCCTGACTGAGACGCCGAACGGCACATATATGCGCCAGGCAAAGGAGGCGGGCCCGGTTTACGAGCCGACAGCTGGCCTCGCGGTCAAGGGCAAGACGACGCTGGTGAACGCCGAAGGCAGGGTGATTACGCAGCACATTATGGAGCGGTCGGAGGCCAGCGCACAGCGTGCGGCACTTGATGCCATGGTGGCCGCCCTATCCGAAAGCCTACCGCGCGTCAGCATCATGCCCGCTCCGCGCGGCACTAATGCGGAGTTGCTCAACTTCTTTTGTTTAACAGACGCCCATTTTGGGATGCTGGCATGGCGTGAAGAAACCGGCGCTGATTACGATATCGAGATTGCAGAGCAGCTTGTTACGGACTGGTTTGCTGCCGCGATTGATCTTGCGCCTGATGCGCATACGGCTGTTTTGGCGCAACTTGGCGACCTTGCTCACTATGACAGTATGGAAACGGTCACGCCCGCCAGCAAGCACGTGCTGGATTCGGATTCCCGCCTACAGAAGATAATTCGCGTCATCATTCGGACGGTTCGGCGCGTTATCGACATGCTGCTGCAAAAGCATCAGCATGTGCACATCATTATGGCACAGGGCAACCACGATCCAGCCTCGTCAGCGTGGCTGCGGGAAATGCTGGCAGCGATGTATGAGAACGAGCCTCGCATCACCGTCGATAACTCGCCCGGCCTTTACTACGCCTATGAGTGGGGAAAGACAGCTATATTCGCACACCATGGCCACAAACGAGGTGTCAATAATGTCGATGCGACGCTGGCTGGGATGTTTCGAGAAATGTACGGCCGGAGCAAATATGCCTATGCGCACATCGGCCATTTGCATTCCGACGAAGGGCGCAAGTCCGGACTGATGTATGTCGAACGCCATGAGACGCTCGCGGCTCCAGACGCATATGCTGCTGGCGGGGGCTGGCTGTCAGGCAGATCGGCAAAGGTTATCACGTACTCGAAGCTGTACGGCGAAGTTTCACGGCTGACACTCCGGCCTGAAATGGTGCAGGGCGCTGCGCGTGTGCCCGTGGCCGCGAATGATAATGTGGCGAGCGAGAGGAGGGTGGCTTGAAGTTTGAAGCGCTAGAAACCCAAGGTTGGCACGAGTTCTCCGGCAACAGCCTGCCCAAGTGCCCGCACTGTGGAGATGACTTCGATATTGCAGATAACGAGGCTTGGTTCCTGTACAGTGACGATGAACGTCACGAATTGGAATGCCCATCCTGCGACAAATCATTTCAAGTGAATAGTATCGCGGTATGGGTGTTTTCAACAGACGAACAAGAGGACTAACCAACCACCGCGCCGCCCACCAAGCGGCGCTTTCACCACAAACACGAGGAGAGAAATATGGAGCTACACCAGCTTTACGGCGTACATCAGCCGGGCGACGAATGGCAGGAAGAAGACCGCGCTGCGCAAGCGGCTGTTGAAGGTCGGCAGATGAGGGCAGGCGGGAAGGTTATAAGTCACCTGCCCAAACCTTATAACGACAGCGAGCAATCAGCGCGCAAAGGCGACTGGCTGCAAACGTATAGCGGTCGGCAATTCTGGCCTTTGGACCCGCGCGCTGACGAAGTCTTTATCGAAGACGTTGCGCACGCGCTGTCGATGCAATGCCGATATGCTGGTCATTGCTTGCGATTCTATAGCGTCGCCGAACACAGCGTTCTGCTGGCCCGCCACGTATCGCCAGAAAGCCGCCTATGGGCATTGCTCCACGACGCTAGCGAAGCCTACCTCGTTGATGTGCCTCGACCGGTGAAGCCATTTCTGCCGGGTTACAAACAAGCCGAGAACTCCGTCATGGCGGCGATTTGCGAGAGGTTCGGGCTGCCGCATGAAATGCCGGCGGAGGTGAAAGCTGCCGACCGAGCAATTATTGGCGATGAGCGCTCCAATATGGCGCCCTGCGTTGCCGAATGGTATGCGACGGGGCCGGGCATCGGGGCGCATCTGCAATATTGGTCGCCTGAGAAGGCAAAGGCGCAGTTTCTGCATGAGTTCAGGAAATTGACAGCTTGGAGGGCAGCGGCATGACCAACTTCCATGTAGGCCAGAAGGTTGTCTGCATCGATAGCTCCGTCGGCTTTGAGCAGTTCTTGGAGATCAAGGAAGGCGAAGTCTACACCATAAGCTGGGTCGGCCCGTTCGAACACTACACGCAGGGCAGTTTCATCGGCGTTCGGCTGAAAGGCGTCGATCGCGGCATCTGCCCGCAGTTCGGATATGACAATCCTCCGTTCGCTGCGCGTCGGTTTCGTCCACTTGTTCGCGATAAGCTGTCGGCGCTGCGCGGTCTGCTTGCGGGCGGGCCGGTGACTGAGAAGTTCGAAGAGCCGAAGCGGAAGGTGAGGGAGGGTGTCTAATGGTTCCAGACGCACGAATTGACCGTGAGATTGCTCGTGGCGAACTGGATACCAGAAAGCAGCCCATGCCAGAGCCGGTTCACTTAACCGACCTTGGCCTACGCGCAGCTGCAGCGCCCGTCACCTCCGACGGCGGCAGCACAAGCTACTACGAGCTACCACCGCATGCGACCGAGCTCAACGACCTGATCGAGCACAAAGGCATGTCATTCGCGCTCGGCAATATCTTCAAGGCCTGCTATCGGTTCGGAGAGAAAGACGCGGCCAGTCGAATGTATGACCTTAACAAGATCATATACTTCGCGCAGAGGCTTAAAGCGTTGGAAACGAGAAGAAAAAGTAGCCAGCAACGCGCATCCTAAGGGTGCTTATCTACGAAAAGAACGTTTTCGCGATGAGCCCCCGCATGACCGCCTAAGTATATTGGAAAGCTTTGTCCAATCTTCCGAGGGGGATAACATCTGTTTGTGCGCGTCTTCAATATCGCGCTGCGTAGCAACAGCATGTTTCACCACGCTAAAGTTAGTGTTCGGAATGGTAAGGCCGAGATTCTCTTCATGGTTATTCATTTTAATCTCTCTTTCGTGTTGGCTCCCTTGCCGAGCAATAAAAAAGGTCGGGCAATAGCCCGACCCCAAAAGTCAACTTCTTCCAATTGTGCCAGTACATCCGTGGTCACTAGAAAGAAGAAACTTCATTCAAGCCGCCTGCAAATTACAAACGGACATTTTTCCAGACTTGCGATCCTGTTCAAGATCATAAGTCAGTTTCTGGCCTTCACTGAGCGTATGCATACCTGCTCGCTCAACAGCGGAGATGTGAACAAACGCATCCAAACCGCCGTTTTCAGGCTGAATGAAACCAAAGCCTTTTGCTGCATTAAACCATTTAACTGTGCCAGTGTTCATTGGAACCCCTTTCAAAGTAATATTGATAGACGCGTTTAAAAAACGCAGAGACGAAACGATTTTTAAAAGGGAGTTTTCGTTCATCGCACGGCGCTAATCGTGCAGCAAGCAAAGCTCAGCAAGAAAATATCGATGCCGTCTTTTAGCGATGTTAAGTGATTTTGTCAAATTATTAATTCGATATGGTTAAGTTGAATGACAAAATACTTACCCAATTTAATGTTTCCGTTGTTTTTACAGGGAAATAATGATTTCGATTTTAGATCAAGGGGTTTGCCCTTCAAACATTAGATGTCGATTTGACTGCGGAATTTAGTTTCGGATCTAGAAAAGTCCCGGGACGAAGAGCGCGCGGGGAATAGGGAAGTCTCAGATGCACGCCATAAAGAGCCGCTCAATGGTGGCGCCCCTTCTCAGCCTGCTCTAGCCGTGCAAGTAGCTCAGAAAACTGATCCTCGTTCTCATTTGAAAAGGCCTTCATCAAGCGCGCTTTTAAAGATTCGGCGATTGCTTCTGCAGACTGGTGAGTTCCTGGTATCCCGCGAGATGCTCGCCGTGCATTATTATGATGGTTTTTGGGTTCTGTCATAGCCTAGGCCTTTTTGGGTTTCGGCTTAACAGGAAAGTGGCGGTTTTGTTCCGCACAAAAAGATAGTGGAATATGTATTTCAAAAATACGCCCGACAGATCTACCGACCTGTCGGGCCGCGCTTGGCACAGGGGGCCTAACCCATCCTCGCGCTATCGTTCAGAGCGTCTCGGATAGCCTGAACGATCTCAGTGCCACTGGCAGGGCCGGATTGTAAGCCCGGCTGCCTTGGCGGCTTTCACGAAGGATTTTCTGGCAGTGTTCGGCAGCCCTTCTAGGTCGGCCAAACAAGCCTGTAAGGCTTCCTCATATTCTTTTCCGCGTCCACTTTCAGGCCAATCGTTCAACAGACATCGCGCTGCTGTCGGGGTGTCAGGTACAACGCGATATTTTCCGATACCGTAAAGCTGGACGTCTACTGGCTTTCCCCAAGGCATATCCCCCTCCCAAAGAACTTGCCCTGCCGAGGGACGAGCAACGGCAGGGCCGCGTCAGCGACAGGTATGGTGCAGGCTGCGCTGGCGCTGTGGCAGTTAGTTAGTCTGTCTCGTGTGAAACTCTACCTTCGATCTTTTGTTCCCGCCTAGGCGAGTGGATCGTATTCAACGGGTTGCGCACGAGCCGTCCGCGTTGGGCCATTGTTGTTGGCAGCTGGACATTGTTCGATTTTGTGGCGTCTCTCGTACCGTTGGTGGGCCAACCTTGCCGATAGCTCACTGAGGTAAGCGTGATCCCTGAGCCCGCTATGGTAAAGCATGATAATGCAAGATGCCAGGTCGGCAGCGGAGTAATCCTGGTCGCTTTCTTCAAGCATGATTGCTGCATTACTGAAGCAGCTACGCATGAAATTCACTTCAATAGGATTATATATGCGGCTCGCTTCGCTAAAAAACGGCATTTTGGTCTCCCTTTAGCTTTCGCTAGTAGAAACCCCCACAACAATCCAATAAGAATGGGCGACCAAAGCTTTTAATACAAATCACAAAACCCCGGACGCAGAAAAAAAAGAACCCCGCCTATTCATGAAATGGCGGGGTGGGGTCAGTGCAGGCTCTCAACGACGCGAATTTGTTTAAGGAGACCTTTTAAAACCAGGCAGCGTCCAGGTTGTTCCCAATCATTCGTTTCGATCCTTGCCGGCGTGTCCTACAAATAGTCCGCGTGACACTTCTTGGATAGCTTTCGCGGCCTCGATGGCTGTCCAGCCGGAGTTTTCAGCTTCTTCAATCAGTTCAACGACGCGGAACGCGATTGCCGTTTGACAGTCAATATTGCGGTCAGGATATTTGCCGTCGCTTTTCGGACCGGAGATTTTTTTTGAACTCGCCATAAGCACCCTTCCTCATTTTTTGACGAAGGTAGGGCGGGGATTGCGAACTTGTAGTGGCGCCTAAAACAAACTCGGCTGCGCTTCCTCGTTGTCATTACTCGGCGTGAGGTCGATCAGATCAGCATCGGGCAGGGGCTTTTGCATTTCCTTGGCTTCGTTCCAGGGAGCGCGTAGCCATGTGTCGATTTCTTCCGTGGTGCGGAGAATGACCGGCATTGCTTTTGGGTGGATCGGCTTCACCACTGCATTCGGCTCAGTGGTCAGGAACGCGAAGATATCGACTTCAACCGGTCCTTCCTTCTTCTTCCGCACGCCTTTCCAGCTTGTCCAGATGCCAGCGAACGCAAAGAGCGGCTTCTCTTCATTGAGAGCGAACCAGTGAAGCGGCTTTCGTTTGGTCTTCGGGTCTGGTTCTTGCCCGTATTCTGAGAAAGACGTGGCCGGGACAACGCAGCGGCTTTCGACGCTCTGCCAGCGCCGCCAGTGAGGCGATGTGAGATTGCGGATGTTCGTTACCCCGCTGTCCGCTTCGCCCTTCACATACATCGGAGGCGTGGGCATGCCCCAGCGAAGCATTGCTAACTCTGGCGCATCGCCCTTGATGTTCCGCAAAACTGGCGCTGGATAGTCGGGAAAGATATCCATCTGCGGATTGATGCGGTTCGTCATATCTCCAAACTTGGGGAACAGGCGGCGCATGGCCTCATGTGTCGTTGTGATGTTGTATAGATTGCACATGCGCTCCTCCTCGTAGCAGAGAATAGCGCCGTTATTTCCGGCGTCCAGCCAGCGCATCCTCGCCTTCCTGCTTGTGGGCGCGACAGAACCATAGCTGGCCATTCGACAATTTATAACCAAAGGTTCCCCACTCCTTACAGCCTTTGGCATCACACCAGTGCACAAACAGGCTTCCGGCTTTCGCAACCTGGGCGTTGTCGTTCTTGTATTCGGCCATTCTCACCTCGGCATCTTCGTAATTCCAAACTGCGCATCGCCCTTTGCTGTGCATGCCTTGCATCTCAGGCGTCCATGTTGGTCGATGAAGAAGGTATGTGTTCCAAACTTTCGAAGAAGGATCATCCGATCTACCGATCCGATATGTCCGCAGCGACAGCAATAACCATATAGTTCGTACCACTGGACCAGATCCATGATCCGTGTCGACGCTGGCATTTCTCGCAGAAAAGGAGGTCGTATTTTCATCGATCAAAATACGTCTCCCACGGCTTGGATTTCTTGTCCGTCGGATCGTAAGGCACGCCGCCATAAAGCCGAATGAACTCATGCTGGCCTTCCATCGTCGCAAATTTCACGATCGAGAAATGGTATCCTTCATGATATTGGTAGCCATGCAGGTGATAGGCGCCCAGCCGATGTTCATCAGCGATCACTTCCAAAAGCCGTTGGCGTAATTCGTCTGTCAGATACAATACGACCTGAAACGGGTAATGCTTATTAATCAGGGTTTTCGGCGGTTCGCCGCGTGATCTGCCGCTCATTTCACGAAGACAGTCGGCTTCCATCCTCGGGTATAGCCATGACTGACAGCCATACTGGCTATGGCGACCTCTTTAACGAGAAAATCCCGATCTTTGAGAAGCGCCTCTATCGCGGCTCGCGCATCGCCCTTGTGGTAGGCGAGAACCAATTCAATTTCGTCGTCGTATTCATTTTCCTGCGCAACCGTACTCATTGTTCTGCTCCATTGAAGCAGACACACACGCCACCAAGCATGTCTGGATTTCATCAGCGCCGCCCGCCGATGTTCCTAAAATGTTCTTGTTTGAGAGGAGAGTCAATCGCGAACTCAGCGCTGTGGAAACTTATGGGATCACCTGTGGATTTCCTGTGCGCATTCGCGGGTTTATCGAACCAGAACCTTCTCCCATTTCCCATCGCCGAACGGTTTGCCGCCATGCCGACGCATAAATGCGCTCATGCACCTTTCGGTAGGAAAACTGAAAACGCAGAAACCAACTCCAGACTTGCGGGCCATGCGATGAGGCAGGCGAGCACCGAGCCGATCAGCATCACGATGCACCTCGCGACGTGCAAACTTCAAGGCGTAAGATTCGGGGAGTGCGACCTGGAACGTTTTCAT